GATGAGCGCTAGTCTCGTGGGCTCGGAGATGTGTATAAGAGACAGTTGATATACTGAATAAAACATTGCCATTTTGCGAAAAATATAACGTAAAAATGAACAAGTCTAATATAAGCCAATATGTTTCCGGAAAAGTTGAGCCGAGTCAAGATAAAATTATGGTATTATCAATGGCTCTTGGAGTAACCGAATCATGGCTAATGGGATTTGATGGTGATGAAACAGAAGGTAAAGCTAAGGTTTCAAAAGAAATCGCTGAAGAAGATTTTGGATTTTATAACAAATTCTCTTTATTGAATAAAGAGGAACAAGAAATAATTATGAATTTAATAAATTATATGCTATCGCATAAAAAGAGCGAGGACTAACCCCACTCTTCTAAAAAAAGTTTAACGAATGTGTGCAGGTACTCTATTGTGCCTGCGCTTTCTATTTTAACGATCATTTCTATTAGTTGCAATCTCAGTCTCTCTTTCTCATCCATACAAATCACCCCTGACCCATCTATAAGAGAAACGAATAACGATTATTAAGAATTAATCATCAATAAATTTGAAGATATCACTTGCAAGATTGTCAGCACTGGTGTAAGATGCAAGAGGAAATCGGTCAAATTGGTCTGACTTTGACTCCGGGACAATCGTTCCAACATATGAGGACAACTGTCTCATGTACTCAGTTTCACCAATAATCGGTCTCACAGATAATAAGTATGCAATAGTGTTTAAAAATTCTTTCATGTGTTTGCCCTCCGTTTTTAAAATTTGTTTTTATTATAGCGGAAACGGGGGAAAAAGTACTTACTAAAATTTTTATAATTATGCATTAAATTTTTTATTCGCATCCGTGAAAAATAGACGTAAAATATTATGTCTTTATTTTTTGGGATTGGACACACAATTTTTTGGTTGCGAAATGGCAAAAAGGAGGTAAAATTTTTTATGTCATCTGAGATTGAAAGAGCACAGAATTTTGGCAACATGCTTGCAAAATCAAGAACAGATGCCGGAAAAACAAGAAAGCAAATGGCTCAAGCTCTCGGAAAGTCAGTCACTACAATTCAGAACTGGGAGTCTGGAATAGGTGAGCCAGGTTACAGAACACTTGAGAAATGGTTTTCGGTGCTAGGATTAAACATGGAAAAGTACATTCTCAGCTACCGATACCCGGACAAATTCTTAACTATTGAAAAAGATACAGAAATCGAAAAGATGGTTGACTGTATTCATGCTTACATAAACGCAAACTACACTGAGCGAGATATTCGTCAAATGGCTTACTGTATGTTCGGAGATACTGGCTCTTCATGGCACGAGCAGTTGAATATGCTGACAGCTAACAATCACTGCTCTATGCGGTCGAGAGTTAATATCTGTCAAGCTGTTTACGACAACTTCCTTATGGAAAAAGCAAGAGGTGAGCTTGCCAATGAAGATAATATAATGCCTGACCTTGCTTCTTTGAATATTGCTTTGCAAAGAGGTCGTGAAGCCGCATGCGAAAGTAAGAACGGTTACACAATGACTGGTCAAACAAGAAAGAATAACAATAAAAAGAAATAAAAAGAACCCGGGAATTTCACCCGGGATTTTTGCTTTTTAGAACAGTTGCAGTCTTACTCAATCCAAGCCTGGAACTTGTCAATGAATCTGTATTTGTCTCCGGCGTATCCGTCCATGCCACTTGCTTTCAGTGTATCGACCTGATCTGCGTAGAAGTTCTTGTTATTCTGTACAGAAACTCTGTAGTGAACCATCTTGTACTTATATCCATCCGGTGTAATGTAGTACAGCTCTACCGCAAGAATCTCCGAACCGTCTCCGAGGATTCCATTTACCTTGTCATTCAGGTTATAGCTGTTGCCGAATGTGAGATATGGCAACCAACCATTCTTTCTTGTGTATACTCGACAGCGAATACTTCCTTTGCTTACTTTAATGGCAAGCCACTTGATTGGCACATCGTCACCTTTTCCAGCCCAATCCGCTTTGTTCGTTACTGCCGGCCACCACTTAGTTGTATAAGCCTGATATGTAATATCGACCCGTCCTAAGTCTTTCTTTTCTACCGGCTTAGATGGTGCTGACGGTGTTACTGGTGTAGCACTTCCACCAAATTCCATATAACAATGGTTGACATCTACTCTTCCACTGACTCCATCTACCTGTCCATCAGAAGAATACTGCCAGATAGCATACTGACCTTTGTATGTATCTTCCGGAAGATTCTTGTATCTTGCCATCCATTCGATGTATTTGCCACGGACACTGCCAAGATAGTTGTTAAACCAGCTTAAGGACGCGTAGATTCCCGGGGTATATCCAGCTGCTTTAAGTCCTTCGCAGACGATCTCACAGCATCTAGGAGCATAGTTCTGCGTTCCCGGCTCTTCCACATCAATGAAGATAGGCAACTGGAAGGTATGACCTTTAATCAATCTGAGAATATGCTCAAGCTCTGATTTAGCCTGTCTGTCACAAGTCGCATAACTATACAGATAGACTCCTACCGGAATTCCAAGTCTTTCACATTCAGCAAGGTTACGAATCCACTGTTTGTCATCCTGTGATGCGATATTGTCTCCATATCCGCATCTAAGGATAGCTCCGGCACAACCAGACGCTTTGACTCTTTCCCAGTTGATAACTCCGTTATGATAGCTAACATCAATGATAAGTTTACTCATACCAGCCACCTTCTTTCAGTTCTGCTTTCTTCTGTTCAATCTCCGCTGCGTGTTCCTCTGCAAATTTCTCCATAGTTTCCAGTGATGTACCTTCGTTGTCCGAGATTTTTTTCGCTGAAAGTCCGTAAGCGAAACTCTTAATGATTTCTTTTACTGTCTGTTCTGTCATGATTATTCTCCCTTCTGTTTCATTATTGTTTTAAGTATAAAAATAAGACCTTTCGGTCTTGCTCTGATTTCCATGTATTTACCTCTTAGCCGCTTAATTCCATCGTTCTCGACTCGATTTCATTAGTGATTTCATGCAGTAATTCAATCAATTCCGAGATTGTCATGTTTCCTAATTCCATTACTTTTCCAGTGCCTCACGAATTGCCTCAAGGTCGTCTACTGTGAGTGCTGGATAATCCGCTGCAATATCATCAAACTCTTCTCCGTTTTTAAGTCTGATTCTAAATGCTCTTACCATGATTTTAAGTTTCAGTGTGTTCAATGTTTTCATTATGCTTTTCCTCCAATCAAATCAGCCATCATTAAGATGATATCGTCTGTAGTTGCTTCTAATGTGTCGATACGTTCTGTATCCGTCCTGACCTCATTCTCATAGTTAAGGTACTTACCTGGGTTAGCTTTTACATCGTCCAAATCGAGAATGCCGGTAGGCTCTGAGATTTCCCTATAATCATATTCATGATAAGTCTGCCCCTCTTCCTGTCCTTCAGGAATCTCTTTCACGATGTTCTCATTCAGACAGATATAGATATAATCTATTCCGTCAATCTGTCTAACAGTAACACTCTCTTGCGTAGTGTCGAATCTTGCTTTCATGTGATATCACTCCCTTACATATTTGAATCGTTTTGTTTGCGTTGTATCTTCTTTTTATATTGTAGCTATCCGTGCGGTCTAAGATGCCTTTGTATGACATGCACTTCCTTGCAAGCCATACTGGAATCTTCTTCCTCTGCTTCACAAGGGATTGTGCTTTCTTGTACGACCGCCTCACTCTTAAGAAAACTCTTCTTCTAATTGTGATATGCTGTCTGTATATGCGGACACCCATAATATCAATGAAATGACCATCATCTTTACGTTTTGCGACCGTTGTATATACCGTCCAACTGTCTTTAATTTCCAATCCCATTTCATCCGCTTTCTTAATAATCAGCCTCATAGCCTTGTGAATGTCTTTTGCATTCGTGCCGAGAATCAAAATATCATCCATGAAGAAAAGCTGGTGTTTCACAAGATTAATTCTTTCTGTTGTTCCGCTTCTTTTCTTTCTGATGCGATACATATTCTCCGCTATTTCATGGTAGATTTGAGATAGGAATAGGTTGCAAAGATACTGACTCAAATATGAACCAATGCTCAATCCTGTGTCGAATGTCATGATTAACATTTCTATCAGTTCAAGTAGTGATTCATTCTTAATGTATTTCCGAAGAAATTCCATTAATTTGTTTCTGTCTATTGATGGATAACATTTGCTGATATCGCATTGACCAGCGTATCTGATATTTTTGTTTCTCATCCATCGTTTTATTGCTTTGATACCGTAGGATTGACCTCTGCCTTTCAGTGCTGCACATTGGTATTCTCCAATTCGCTTTAAGAAGTCTTTCATAGCTTCTACTGCGATATAATCGTAGATTTGCTGTTTAATGTTCTGAATTCCGATTCTTCGCACTTTCTGACTGGAAGCGTCAATCTTTTCTTTGTACCATATTGGTTGAAAGTGAATATTGCCTTGAATGATTTCTTCACGTACTCCGTCAACCACTGTTTCAACCATCGGTTTCATTCCGTTTAATCCGAACTCATTGAACATTCCTTTAATAGTGTCTGTCGAAAGTCCAGTGTATTCAGAAAACATTGTCAATGAATCTCTTCTTTTGTATTTCTTTTTAAGGCATTTGTATACTGCCTTTTGAATCAGTTTTCTATCTGTTATATCGACCGTTTTGCAATACGTCTTCATCGATTGTCTTTTTAAGGGCTTTCGGTTTGTGCTACTAACCCCGACAGATAGGCTAACCCTATCCGTCCTTACTCCTTTCGTCAAAAATAAAAGTTTCAGTAGGTCTATAAAAAGTATTTCGGGCATCTGTCCAAGAGTCTTTACAGACTACACTCTTTGCGAGTGCGAAATACGACGCAAGGATTTTATATTTAGAAATTAACAATTTCAGCCGAGGGAAGCCCAGAGCGCCCCGCCAAGCCCGAGCCAGCAAAACACGCACACCGAGCCGCCACCCGACCCAGACCAGAGAGCACCGCGCCCGAGGTCTTCGCGAGTTCCAGATGTACTCTTACCGCCAGCGTAACATCTATCACCCCAACCTTGAGAATCGCTCTTTCCGACAGCTTTGGCGAACCATGAACAAGTTTCCATGTCCACTCCGATATCGCCAATCCACCAGTCAGTTCCGCCATTTCCAGGCATATTTCCAATCAGCTTGTATGTGCTCTTGATGGTCGCTTCATCTTTTACATGTTTGACACCTCTAGGAGCAATATATACGTCCTTGCTGTAATCTTCCTTAAATACCATGACCGAATCCGAATATACGATGTATCCACCTACAGAACATTCAATTCCCATGACACGGAATGGATGTTTTCCATCTGTATTGGAGCCCATTGAACCGTCATGCTTCCCGATTACCTTATCTGTTGTTCCACTCCGCCAATGCATAGTGGACAACATAATCTGTGCATTCAGAGTATCACTTAACGCTACTGGTGTTGTCGTGAATCCCTCTTCAATATCTAAATATACAGCCTTGTTATTTTCGTCAATATCCTCAATTCTAAGGACTTTTACATCGTCAGCGTACTGGTGAATCGTGCCAACTCCACGGTCGTTATTTACCGTATTGTCAGTGTTCTTTGAACCATACCCAACAGACACATAGCTTCCAACAACAATCTGCGAAGCCTGTGAATTTGTGAGTGGGAAGTAGGTTTCTTTCGTTTCTCTCTGAATTGAAGCTGAAAACTGCAAGTTGTAGCTTGTTGTTCCTTTAAAGATCTTCTGCTCATTCTTCGTAGCATACTTAATCACTTCGTACAGAATGACATACATATCTCTTTCTTTTCCGGCACCATAACAGCCTTTACCTTTTCTCTGATAGCTGTCAATCATGTTGTCGTAACACTGATTTCTAGCTGGTTTAGAACCGCTAAATGACCTAAGAAGTCCATCCGTTCCAAGTCCACTGACGTACTCGCTGTGAATCACATAAGAAGCGTAAGTGCCATCTTCTTTTCTAGCTGTCTCCCACGGAATCAACCCGTAATCATCATTCGGAGTATCGGATAATGTCCAGATCTGTTTACCATCTTTCTCAATAGCCGACCAGTACGGAGTCATTGCAATAACACCAACGTCAACAGATTCATCATTCTTATAACCATTTCCCCATCCCTCGATTGCTGTCGGAATCTTGCGACCGTAATCATCTGTAATGTAGTTGCATTTATACCAGTTGAAAATTCCAATGCCCTCGTAGTCATCTCTGCCCTCTACGGTATCCGTTGATGGTTCGCATACCATGTTCGCATTAGCAAGAGTTTTGACACCGTCAGAGGTTGGGTTTGTTTCTGTCAGATACACTTCTGTCTGATATACTTTTCCATTTCTCATTGACCCGAAGAATGCCTCAAGGATTCTCTCATCAATGGTATCTGTTACAGACTTTACATTCGCCATCTCTTCCTTTAGTTTATCCACCTTCTCTTCCAGCACTGTATAATCCTCTGGGATGCTCTCAAGTGTCTTCTTTCCCTTGGCTTCGATCTGCTTGATTAATTCTTCTGTACTCTCTTCTGCTATGGCATTCATTACTCCTGTATAGCTTGTTCCGTCTTCATTTTTTACTCTTAGTTTTGATTTCTTTATGAATACACTCATGTGTGGTTTCTCCTTTCTGCGGTTTGTTTACTAAATTTTTGCATAGAAAAAGAGAGATATTAGCCTCTCCTAATTTTTGCTCTATGCCCTCTTTAGTTAAATACAACAGGTTTATTATTTTCCATAACACTGATAATAATTGGTGCAATCCTATCTCTATGGAATGACTCTAACGGATGTGTTCTATCAGTTTCCCAATATATATCAGCAACACCAAAGTTGGAACCACATTCTGATTTTAAATCTGCAATCTTCAAAGACCACATCTGTGATAGCTTTCTGATAGCATCTGCCTTTTCTTCAAGTTTCGATGTTGTATTAGGAACATAGAATGGTGTCATAGGAATAACAGTTACGTACTTTGCAATATCAATCTGTGTTATACCACTGTAATCAATTCCTGAATAATAACCAGTACATTTACAATACTTATACAAAAGTTTGCTAATCAATACATTAAAAGCACCACAATATGTATCAGTATCACTGTTAGAAATATCGACATTTCCGATTTCCACATTAGTATCATTCTGACCGCCCATTACTGTAATAAAATCTGCATATGGTGATAAAGCATTTACTCTGCTATCCATCCACATAGCATCACCATGTTCAGTAGTTCCACCGCTCATTTTCGTTCCGCCGATACCATGATTATAAAAATACTGTAATCCAAAGTAGTTTTTCACATATTTCTGAAAAAATCCTTGACCTGTTATACTATCGCCAATGCTATCGCCTATTTTATTATGCCAGTAGTTAGTCAATGGTTTACAATCTGTAAGAAAGAATCCACTATAATTGTCTCCATCGCTTAATTGAAAAATATTGATATAATCTATTGATTGGTTATCAGCAACATTACTCCAAGTGTCTGTATAATCAATCCTTATATAGTTTGCATTTGACATATTCGGATGGGAAAAATTAGTCAATGCTAAAATATTTTGTGCATAATATTCAATATTTCCTTTTTCATCAATGTGTCCAATAGATAATTGAATATTTGTACCATACTCATGTGCGAAATTATTTGTTGTTTTCATTTGCCACTGATAAACAATGTCGTCATATAATTGGCATTTGAAATTTTTGATAATGTTATGAACTTTTGTTCTGAAATCTTTAAACGTCTCACCAACAACGAAATTATAATCAACTTTCGTGTTTCCACTTATGAGATATTTTTTGACAGAATCAATCAAAGAAATATCATCCTTAATATTTTGCACAGATGATTTATTTTCTTTTTTATCAAGTTCTTCACTGGTTGAACTGTATAAGTATAATTCAAAGTCATTAAGCGAATTTGTTTCAACACTAAATAGAACATACGCTGAATTATTAGGACACTCCAACCATTCGTCAACACTTTTTTCAGTATCAAATTCAGTGTAATCAATCACAGTGCCAGAATTGTCAACAAAAGCATATGAAACATATTCATAGGATGCCCCAACTTTTTGAAGAATATTGCCTTTAACGTGTATTCTTGGTTCATTTAACACATTTACTTTAACTAGGTTATATGCTCCACCTACTGTGTCAATCGTTCCATCTGTTTTTATTAATTTACCTGATAAGATTACTTTATCTAAAAATTTGATAATACTAAACTTATCAACTTGGTAGTCCATATCTTCCTTGAGAGAATTAAATTCCCCCATATCCGGCACTTCCACCTCATCATCTTCATCTGAGATCCATACATTATTGTTCGGGTCTGTTGGCTGTTCTTTCTGACGGACAACGAGATTTTCTCTTAGTTTTCTTGTCTGACCTCTCATGGCATCTCCAATGTTTTTATGAACTTCTCCATCTACATCCGTTCTTCCGTCTATAAGTTCCACATTTAGTGAACTGATTTTTTCTTTGTTTGTTGTGATCTGCGCCAACTCTTCTTCCGAAATTCCACCCAAATCACCATCAGAAGGAGCCGGAGGAATCAGGGTTTTCTTTTCGATTTCACCCGTGTCTTTGTTCTTTACATTTAAAAATGCACCTTTTCCAATATCACTCGTTGCCATGTCGTACCTCCTTACTCAATCGTGATTCCTCTTGTCTCTGGGTTGTATGTTGCTGTTCCTGCGGTAACTGGATTTTCTTTGAGATACTCGTTGACAGCTGTTGTCACTTGTTCTTGAGTGACAGGATTCTTTATTTTTTCATTGACAATCGCCAATACGTCTTCTGCTTTCAGTGCCATAATTCTCCCTCCTTAAACAATAGATATGCCACGGGTTGACGGGTCGAATTCCAGCTTCACAGCTACTTTGGAATCGTAGGTGTTCAATAGCTGCTCAATTAAATCCTTGTTCTTTTCCGCGATCTGCTGAGTAGTTTCCAATCCCTCAAGGACTTCTCCCTCAGCCCATGTTGTGTTCCACTCTGTCGTAAGAGTGCCATCTGAGTTTGACTTTTTGGCGCAGACAGAGAAGTGAATTCCGTCTGTATATTTTGTTACATTTCGACCAAGAACCCAAGAAAATGTGATGTAGTCTCCGCTTGTCACAACATCTTGTACAATGTAGGAGTCTCCCTCTTCATCTGCTTGATTCGGACTTTTGTAGTTGATGTACAGATTCATGGTCGCAAGATTGATGTTGTTTCCAACGATTTTCGGACACTTGAAATACTTTCTTTCAGCCTTTTCATCTGACTGCACACCGAAAAGTCTTTCTGAATCAGGAACATTAATCGTCCTTGTCTCCGGGTCAATCATCAGAATGTCATTGACCGGCTTTACAAGCTCCTGTTCTGCCAATGCTACAGCTAATGCTTCTTGCTCTGTCACTGCTCCACCTCCGTTCTGTTCGTGGTGAGTCTTCTTCCCTCTGATACGCCGATAACCCTTACTTTGAATGAGATGCTGTCAAGAACTTTTGACGGGATTTCGCACTCATTACCAATAATTGGTCTGTACTCTTCTACTTTGTCCCATGCATCATTGAAAACAGCTATCTTTGCGTATCCGTTCCAGTCAGAGGAAAAAGAAAACTGTGCTTTCAAATATCCCGTTGTCCCTCTTGCGATATCACTAAAATCACAGTTCTTTGCTTTCTCTATCCTCTGCTCTTTTACGTTGAATTTTAATGTTCTCATAACATCACTCCTGCGATTTCATAAAGAATTCAGACACATTAATTCCTGTTCCAACTGGAATATCTCCGCCGAACGGAGTGATACTAACTTGTCCGCTAGTTGTGATTTTGAAAATAAAGCCGAGAGAATCCGTGATGTAGATTCTGCGGAATATTCCGAACAGAGGCGCTGGCGTCACAGTAAACGGTTTATATTCAGTTCCGTTTGTAAGTTTTGATGTCGTATTGCTAGAAATTCTAAACCATGTAATAGCTCCTGATTCTGCAACATCACATGTCAAATAGCTTCCTTCAACAGTCCTTGTTTTAGGGGAGATGATAGAGTTAATTGCTTCTCTTTCCTCATTGATTTCCTTCGCCCCGTAGGAACTTCCTTCTTGAGAATACTCAGTAACATCAGTGAACGAAACCGTGTTGTCGCTGTTGTTCGTCATTTTGTATTTCTTATTTCCAGTTGTGTCTTTCAATACGCTGTCCTTAAAATCAGTTCTTAATGCCATAACGATGCCTCCTATAACTTCATTCCAAGCTTGATATCACCGAGCTTGTTCTTGTTTTTCTTGATGCTGTTCAAACCATTGTAGTAATCAACAGCCATCTGTTCATATCTGTTCATATCCTCATAAGACGGTGTCTGCTGATTTGGATACCAGTTCTTCATATCTGAGAATGTGTATTTTACAAAACCGAACGACTTGTCATGTAAAAGCTTCAAATTCAATTCAATCAGATTGAATTCATCTGCATACGGGAAATCGGAATATGTCTTGTCGTTACCCATATCCTCATATTCGTATTCAGGAAACAACTCAAAAGACAAGTCGATCAGATATTGAATGTTATTCTTGATTCTGTTATATGCTCCATAACTGAAAAAGGAATTCACATTCCAATCAGTTCTAGGTGCGGAAAATGATGCCATGCTATTACCTCCTTGTCTCAAGCGTTCCACTTACAGTTCCGTCATAGGTCAGCGACACGCTTTCCGCTACTGTCTTGACCATTTCTCCGTCACGATTTTCTTGATAGATTGTGTCTCCTGCATCAAGTGCCGGTTCTCCACGGTAATCAATAGAGTAGTCTATGCCTGGATTGTAATAGTCAGCAACCCATTTGCAAACTTTATCGCACAACTGTTTGTCTGATATCAGCGGATTGCTCCAATCTTTTTCAACGCCGTAATTGCTGATTTCCGCAACGGAATAAGCGTTTGACTGATTGAATTTTTTACCGTTAACGATGACTTGAACCTTCTTGCCCATGTCATTTCCGCTAAGTTTAAGTTCAACAAAGTATGCTCCACTGTCCGAAATCTCAACACTTTGACCATTTGCCTGATTCTCAAGAGAAGCTGTATAAGAATGATGTGGTTCGTCAAACGTATATAGAAAAGTTTCATTTGTCCACTCAACCTCTTCGCTTACTACTTCTTCAAGCGTATCGGATTTTGAATAGACAGTTCTGATATTCTTTAACCGCTTGATATTCTCCGGCTTACTCATAGTCGGACTGGAATACATATCATCTCTTTCGATTGTGTAATCGATGTTTTCACCAAGCTCAATATAATCAACCACAAGCCTTGTATTTGCATTGATTCTTCCAAACTCAATAACAATCTTGTCGAATTCTTTAAACTGGTGATCTGTAGTCCATGTTTTTACATCAGCATAGTTGATTTTTCCATCAGAAATTCCGATAGATTCAACAATTTGGTCTTTCAGATAAGTGTTAATGCTCATCGTATTAGGGAACAAATAATACACTTTCACTTTCATTCCATTGCTTTTTCTAGGAACCTCAAACGTCTTTACAATCTGCGGAGGTGTCGAAAACGTTCCTCCTTTAGGAGCAATATCTTTTGTAACAAATCCGACATCATCTTTAACACCAGTCCTAGGAAGAAACGGCGGTCTTTTACCTAATTGCCACATTGAATCTTCATATGTAGCATAACGCGTCTTTTCATTGTCAATATTCACATTGGAAACATCAGAGAAATATGCAGTCTCAGTAGAAGTCGTCTCTGCATCCGGGTCGAATGCTGACTTGATACAGATTTTTCCATATCTATCAACAGTCAAAACGCATCTTCCGGCATTAGCAATAATTTGCAATGCTTCTTTGTGTGACACTAATGGAATAGGGTTTCTGACCTCTACGGACTTTAAGTATTTGTCAATAAAAAACTTGTCTTGAGGAATCGAATAAGTACCGATTGCATCAGCAATTACATAATTTGCCAAAGCATACAGTGTAATTCCTTTTGCGTGCCAGTCTCCACGGTAATAGTCACCATCACCGAACTGTTGAAGAACGTCTACGGCTTTAATGCTCGCTTCATCGTCACTTGCTGACCACTCACTCAGCTTTAATGTATGCAACAAAATCCACTCTGTTGTTCCATCATCAAGGTCATATCCCATCTGAACAACTACATCCTGTCCTGTCCTTAGATAATTGATAATTGATTCCTTATTGTCGTAATCGAATTTCTTATCGTTATTATCAAGAGTAAGCGTGAAGTTAATCTCCGGCAAGTCCTCATTGATCTGTGACATCGTAGAAGCCGATTCTGCGTTGATTATGTCATTATCTGTAAAAACTACCGCATTGCCAAATAAAATGCTCTCAATACGCACACGATTGTTTGTAGCTGACATTGCAGTGACTTTTATCTCAAGAGAAGTTGTATTATCAAATCTATCATCTGTCGTAAAGTTCAAACTGATGTTCGAATAACTCTTTGATGTTCCGTCAGATGTGATTATGCTGAATTCGCTAGGATAATTCCCGGAAAACTTGATGGTCAATCCGGCAATGTCAACATTCTCTTGAAATGTCATTTTCACTGAGAAACTGCTTGAAAACAGATTCTTCGATACGATTCCAACAGGTTCATACTGAGATGCTGCATCTGGCAAAAATCTCATAGATCCATCTAACAGCCAAAAATTATTCTCGTATGTTGCATACTGGTTTTGAACTTCTTTCTGTTCAAACACTCCATCAAAATCAGAAAATCCGGCATACTGGCTTTGATTACTCAGCAATGCCTGACTCTGTGCTGTATCATTTATAACGCCGAGTGTTACTTTCATGTAAGAAGCATTTCTCAGCGGATTTTTCATTGATTCTCTATATGCATCTGATACTTCGTACATGCTACCACCCCGCATCAATCAGATTCATTTTACAGTTGATATACGCAATAGGACGGCCGGATGAATCAATCTTGAAAACATCTGCCGTCCTGTCTCCGCAATACATTGTTAATGTACGCCACTTATTATTTACCATATCCCAAAATCGAACGCTGCTAAAGAAATTCTTATCAAACTCTTGTAGCATTGTTGACCAAGTTGCCGCATCTAAGTACGGCCACTCCAATGAATCTATCTTATAGTTATCACGACCGATTTTCTGCCCAACCACTTTATTCGCTGCATTTCTCGCAGCATTTGTAGCAGTCGTAACTTGAAAATTCGGATAATATTTCGGTGCCGGATATTGATGACCATTTACAATGATGAAATCACTCAATTTAATTGACATATCCTAGCACCTCCTATGTTGTACTGAAACTGTATCCAGAGTTTCTACTTCCCCTTGACAGTTCCTTATTTACTTTCTTACTGTTCATCATCAGTGATGTATTCTTTCTAAGAAGTCTCTCATTCTGCTCGATAAGCTTCTGTAAAAGTCTTTCTGTATTTTTATTCGCTTCTGCAACTCCGTTGGATACTCCGGTCACAATCTGATTGTTATTGGCAACCACATTTCTATTTCCCATTCTTCCAACGTATTCCGGTGCTTTCTCATTCGCCACAAACAGCTCGCCATTCTGAGGGAATCCACCTACAGAATATTTCCCGACCATATCAGACAGCTTGAATGTACCGATACCGTTTGCGTATCCTTTGTATCCACGTGCAGTCCATCCAGCATACAGACTTCCGTATCTTTTGACTGTGTAATTGATGGCGGCGATCATGTTTGACAGTGGATCGTATATGTTTGTGTTGAATCCAGCCATCGCATTTGCACGGAATGTCGGGTCAATTACCTGCATCAGTCCTTTTGACGGAATACCTCTGATTGCGTTGATATCCCAGTTGTTGATAGCGTTCGGATTTCCACCCGACTCATGCATCATCTGAGTTAACAAGGCATTCAGATTGGATTCGCTGAACTGATTTGTCAGTAAAAGAGCTTGTTTCGCAAGTCCTCTCCACTGCTCCACTCCGGCAGATGGTTTGTAATCAACAGCACCGAAACTGTCAAAGAACCCTTTGATTTTGGAAACTGCTGTTTCAAACAGTGAATTAACTGCCGTCTTCGCAATTGTGATTCCAGGCTCAAGTGCTCCTGTCAAATCTGTGAATTTATCAATTGCCGCTTTAAGAAGCTTCTTCGGTTCTTTGATGTAACTGAAAATGTTACTTGCAATATCGCTGATTTTGTCTGCTGTACTTCCAAAGAAATTACCGATTCCAGATTTATACTTCTTTACGCCAGTAATTCCCATTAATGCTGCTGTTTGACCAGCTGGCATTACCTTTGTACCTTTTGGCATCGGGAGAACTACATTTCTTCCTGTTGGAATTACAGTCTGTCCGTTCGGATACTGGACAAGTTCTCTGTAGGTATTTCCTGACTGGTCATTGACAACACCAAAGGAATCTCTTGCGACTCCGTTTGTACCGCTTGCGTATTTATCAAGATTCGATACGTCAATCAAATCGCCGTTTCCACCTAATTTGTCGTAAACCCAGTTCACAGCATTAGCAATTGCTTTTACTGCGCCTAAAACAGGTGATTTAATCCATCCAGCTACCGTGTTGAAGTACCCACCAATCTTGTCAAAAATTGAAGTAATTCCGTTGTAGGCAGAATTAAAAATATCCTTGAACCACTGAGCAATTGGCTTCATATTTGACTTGATATCCTCACGTTTTTGACCAAACCAAGAACCGATGTTTGAAAATGCTGCATTTGTCAATGAACGTGCGCTTTTAAATTTCGTTCCAAACCAAGAACTTATGCTCTTCATTCCATTTTGGATGTCTGTATTCTTAGCTGAGAACCATTTCCCAACATCAGAAAATGCATTCGTTACACCGTCTCTAGCAGCTTGAAATTTTTTCGAGAACCACTGAGCAATTGGTGAGAAAATCGCTGTAATTGTTCCGAAAAGCAATTGGAATAAAGATGAAATATATTGCTTAAATCCAAGCGCAATATCTTCTACTCCTTTCCAAGCCTTTCCCCAATCTCCAGTAAATGCACCTGTCACAAATGTAATTAAACCTTGAATTATCTTTATCGCTCCACTCACCATTCCGGTAATAGTAGAAACAACTTGTGCTATTCTTTTGATTATTATGGAAAGTAATGCCCCAATTGCTTTCACTGCGGCAATCATTGTTGATTCGAACAGCTCTTTCGCTCCACTTGATTCATATAAATCGTAAATAGAATTAAACAGTTCTTTTAGGTTCTCCCAAAGCGGTTTAAATCCGTTATCCCAAATTTCTTTTTTCGCATAAGAAAAAGCACTTCCAATTTCCCCAACAGCATTTTTTACAGCATCTCTGAATCCATCAGAAGTTTTCCACAAGTCCATGAGTTCAGCAGCTAAAATTGTAATTCCGGCAACAATCAATAAAGTTGTTGGAGATAATGTAATAAGAGATTTAAAGTTTAACTTTCCTGCTACTTCCTTTATTTTATTGAATTTTTCTGCCATTCCATCTAATTTGGGAAGAATTTCAGCTATTTTCTTTGTGATTTCACCTGTTGCTCCGATTCCAATAACCGATGCAAGTATTCCTGTATTTTCGCCACCATCAGAAGCAAACTTGAAAGCATTCTTTATTCCCTCAATAATCTGTGATCCAAGCTCTTTCCAATTGGCATTCTGAATAAATGTTCTAATTGACTCTATTACAAGAGCAACCATTCTTCCGATGGATTCTCCGATTGTTCCAATATTGATAGAATCTAACGCACCGTTAAAAGCATCAGCCAACGCCATTCCAGTGTCTTCACCTTTAAGCTCTCTCAGAGTCCCAACAAGGGTGTTCCAAGAAATCATAAAATACGCTCCGAGAGTGTATCCTATCGTCCCCCAGTCAATGTTTTGAATTCCTGTTGAAATAGCTGTTCCGATTCCTGTTCCAAGATTCGTCCAGTTAAACCCGGTAATCAAAAGCTGCGCAGTATTAAAGACCGTATTCACTCCGGCAGCAACAGTAGCCCCCATTAACGGCCATTCAATATTGTCAACAAGGCTATTCATTGTTGTGGTAAAAGCATTGCAGAAATAAGTTATCTTTTTCCCATGCTTATTCCAGTCAAATATGTCATATAATTTCTGCATTCCGGCATTTACGCCCTCTGCCATGATTGATCCTAGAGAAGTCCAGTCTTGAGATTTGAATGCTTCTCTGAGTCGTTTAGCATAATCAGAGATCGCTTTAGTTGGTTCTATTGTCTCAAACATCTCCGAAACATCTGGTCCCGTATAAGCACCGGAACTTCCGTCAGATCCACCACTTGAACTTGAGCTTGATGTTGTCGGCTGGATCACATTTAGTTCATCAATTCCAAGAGTATAGTTCTCAAGGTCTTTTGCTGCTTTTGCCGCATCACTTCCAGCTTTTTTAGCACTACTTCCAGTTGATGTTAGTGTTTTTCCGTAGTCTTTCCATGCTTTTTTTGCTTGAACAACTGCTGTTTTTCCAGTCAATACAGCCATGAACTGCGCGACCTTATTCATTGCATTGGCGAGCATATCAATAAATGCTGAAATATACGGTCCGACTACATTGATAATCGGAGCAAAAGCCGCCGCCCATGCATTCTTCAAATACAGAAGAGATGTGGCAATGCCCGAAATGCTCTTGTTGTAATCAGAACTGTATTGAACAAGATTGTTGGAACCCTCTTTAATAGCATTATTTATTGCGCTTAATGCTGAAAATACAGTGGAAAATACAAGTGACATTCCAAGCATTCTTCCCATTGACATTTGACCACCAGATTTGTTTGTTCTGGTAATCAAATTCTTGAGATCTTTTGCTTTAGAAACTACGCCACTAACTGTTTTCCCCATCTTCCCGAACGTATTAGAAAGAGATTTTGAAACTTTCTGAGTGCCTGAAAGAATCTTTGAAAGCTTAGACGCTTCTTTTGTCTCTTCTTCAGCAATTCCTTTGTCTTTATCTGGGCCGATGCTCGAAAATCTTTGTCTCGTTTCTGCTCCGCTCAATACGGATTTACCATCAGATGCACCAAGTTGTCCGCTTGCCTTTTTGATGGTCTGAGCACTTGCTTTTAAACCGGAAGTTTTCTTTTTCAGTTCATCGCAAGCTTTTTTTGCTGAATTAACCTCAGAAGAATCAACGGAAATTTTTATGCTTTTTGATGCTTCTGCAACTTTTTCTGAAAGGGCTGTCACTTTCTCTGCGGCTTTTTCTACATCTCCAAGCTTGTTTACGCTGATTTTAATTTGCCGTCCATTGATTCTTGCCATATCTTTGGACATTGTCTTAATAGCATTCTTTAAATCTTTTACATTTTTAAAATCAAGTTTAGAAATACCATCGAGATTTCCAGTAAGTGCATCTATTGTTGGTTGATAAGAGCAAACAGATTGAAGCTGTTTCGATACATCACCTAATCTTTTTGCCAAATTAGTCAAACTAGCATTTGCTGACTTAGCTGAAGCTTCAACTTTTACCTCAAGAGAGTCCACCTCTGTTCCCATGTTTTCACCACCTTTTTACAAAAAATAAAGGATGGTGAACCCATCCTAATTTATCGATGTCTCCGGCAATCCTCTTGCCCTGTCTGCTGCAATCCAAGCATCCATTTTTCTGATTTCCTCTTCCATCTCACGAAGTTCACGTTCTTCATCAGTCATCCGTGATTCTTCAATCAGAGTTTTCAGAATCGGTTTCTTCAGATACTTTTCTTCTTTGACAAAGCACGTATTGATTGCACTGATAAGATATTGCCCTGACATCCAATTCATATAATCAATATCAAGGAGTTGCTCTTCGTATCCGGCAGATATCGCTTTCAGAATTCTAGGATTCATGCTCCAAAATTCTGTCCAGCCAACTCCCATTTTTTTTGCTTGCGGATACCATTCACAGGTGAAAAACTCACGCTGAGAACGATACGATCTTACTTCGCTGCTGCTGTTTTTCTGCCGCCAGTGTTCTTCTTCTCCTGATTCTTTGTAGCTTCCGCTTCCGCTCTCTTGTTGAGGTTGCGAAAAAAATCAGACTGTTCCATTTCTTCTTGCATTACTTTGGTTGCATCATCCATTGTGCCACCATTCAGAATATGCTCTTGAATCTCAAGTCCGGCATCTGCACGTCTTTTTCCCATGCACAGCGCAATATATCCTCTAACCATGCTCATCGGTTTCTCTTCCATGGATTCAACTGATACGCCCATGTCCTCAAGGTCGCAAACAAGGTTAAAGTCAAAAGGTTTCCCTGAATATTCTTTTCCATTAATTTCAAATGTTTTCATGTCTTTGTATTCCTTCCCGTAATTTTATATGGGAAGGGCGCCCCTAAGAGCGCCCGTTCCTGTTGTTATTCTGTAATGTCAGCGTAATCAAATTTTACGTTCCGAGTATTCGCTGACCTGTCTTGCTCGGAACGTGTTACCCCTTTGTTACTGTAAATGTGCCGTTTCCAGCGTCAACGATTGTATACTCGTCTGTCACTTTCTTTGCGACAGTGTTCTGAATGATGGTTGCTGTCATCTCACAGATTTCATCGACACCACCAACGTCTGACGGAGTAGCGGATACCTGTGCAACGTATGCATATTTCGCAACTCCACCGATACCGTCTGTTCCATATAACTGGAAGATAGCAACTCTTTTCTTCTCAAGTTTGTCAATATTGTCCAGGTACTCTTTTTCAAGGTTCCCTGTTACCTCTTTTGCATCGGACTGCTTAATACCCATTTCAAATGTCTGTGCATCATCTTCCATAGTTGTTGATTCAACTGTGTTTGGTGCAGACACCGGAGCTGGCATTGACTTTGCTTTCAGAAGCAGTTTGTAACTTCCGGCAAAATCAACAGTTGACAAATCCGCACCATCATCAAGTTCTTTGTAAATAGCTCTTACTTTATAACTGGTTGAAGCCATTTTTTACCTCCATTTCTGCCATCTAGGCAATAAAAAAGAGCCTTTCGGCTCAGTGCAACGCATCTATGTTTCCGAGAGTTCGTCTGACTCGCATTACACATCGGTAATATTCGTCTCCGTCACTCTCTTCGGGAAATGAATTAATTTCAAACCCCATATTTTTGTATACCAAGGCAACCTCTTTCAAAACCGCCTTAGCTTCTTTAATACTTTTATCTGTACTTACTTCCACTTGCATGGAATACAAGATTCCGCTGATATCTTCACCGTCCAAAGTGCGTGCTTTTTCTGCACCAGGCAATTCACGAATGTAAACTGTTGGATATTTTACGGTCACGCCTTTAGGTTTTGAAGTAGTCGTGAAACGAATGTTCGGATACTTACTTTTCAGCTTATCTCCTACTTTCTTCTGAACAATAGAGAAGATGTGTGTCTCTAAGTCGAAAACCCATGAATTATCCACTTCCAAACACCTCCCTCGCTACTTCTGAAACGGATTTAATCATTTCAAGGCTTGCATTGTACATCGGCATAGTTGCTTTGATACCGTAAGAATGATGCCATTTTCCATCATCACCAAAGTAGTACCAACCGTTCGGATCAGCAGCATGAGTCTGTCCCGGATAACTGCCAACACCGAATCCAAGCTCTCCGGCTTTTGGGTTTGGGATGCTGTTGTAACGAACACCGGCTCCGAATTCTATAGCGAACAGAAGATTGAACGGTTCTCTTCCCTCTGGATACTTTACTTCACCAGTGGCAATCAGTACCGCTTTGCATCCCATCTCTTCTTCTGTCTTATCACTTTTCAGAGTCACTGTTTTCCCGAGCGGAGATTCTGTCAGCTTTTCAACTGCGACAGTCTGTCCTCTCTCAATCAATTTTTCACAGAACAAGCTTAACTTTGAATCAAGCGATTTCTGGTAAGCTTCAATCTGTTTGATTGCTTCATCAATGCTCTTTTGCGATAATCCGAAACTGATTTTTGTGCTCATTCTTATCCCTCTTTAATCAATCGTTGAAGCAAGAATGTATCTTCGTGCATAGCTTCGTCGTTGACGTCCTTAACAACGTAATCTGCGGAGTTTTCATCCACGTTTGACATATTTATTGGGTCTTTGTATTTAATGGCTGAATTGCGCCAAATACGCGCTCCTTTTACCAATGGAAGAGTTCCTTTTGCACAGACAATCGTTGCCTTGTCAGAGGAATCATCAATGCCAAAAGCCCGAATAAATGTATCGGTCAATGTAGAATTGATATTCGCTCTGAATAACTTAGGTTCCGTGTAGTGTGGTTCAGTCTCTCCTGACTCAACAGGAATCTGTTCTCCATCTGCTTCGATGTACTTCACATTTCCATCATCATCAGTCATATATACCGGAGACGTACCATCTTGCAAGGAGTAGTACATTTTCTGCTTATTTCTGTTCAGTGTCCTCACTTACGGTCACCTTCTTTACTTGCTTCTGAATCTGATTTACACCAGTACTTGCAAGTCCGGATACAATTCCTACTGCAATTGCATCAAGAACGTCTGTTGCTGGAAAGTTAGGAATTACATACATTCCAACAACTCCAAGGATTCCTCCAGCTACGCCAACAATTACAGGGATATAATTATCTTTTACTTTCGGACACAGCTTTGCTCCGAGTCCAACAAGATAAGTAATAACCACGATCGCCAATACGGTTTCCATTGAAAAAATATCCATTATTCTTCACCACCATTCATTCTGTTTTCCAGTGTATCAATTCTGTGATGTGCACTCTTTACACTGTCTTCCAGTTTGATTATTCTTCCATTGTGAGAATCAAGCTTATCTTTCATCTGAGAAATCTCACTTTTGATGTCCTCACTCAAAGAAGAGATGTTATCAAGTTTCATATTGATTTTTGTGTTCTGCTTAACTCTTTCTTCGATATCTTTTGTGTCCGAACGTTATTGTTCTTCAAACCGAAGAAAATGGAAAAAGCAACTGACACCACACTTATAATGATTGCTGTCGATATTTCAATAGTCATCAATCATTTACCTGCCTTTTTCTTATTTCCATTAGCTGCCCACCACCAAATTAGCTAATACCCTGCAACCATATTGCCTACATTAGCAAAATGGTCACGCACAATCTTCTATAAAAAATGAACATACGGAAGCACGTCATTAAATATCGAACTTGAAACATAAGCATTTTCATAAGAACGGCTGATTGAATTTTCACTATGGCTTGTCTCTCCCTCAGCTCCTTCTTTCGCTTTTAGGTCAACCACAGCCATGGCGATTGTGTTCAAATGTTTTTCCATGTCAGATTCTATCTTCGCATCCGTAAAAGACGGAGGATAGTTTCTGCACTGCTTAAATTTCTCAGTTACGAATCCGATTAACAGTTTTGATGGTTTTTCATCGGCAAGCTCTGGAATATCAGACAAGTATTCTACTGATTTCTCATAGATTCTGTCTTCAATTGCCATAGCTGCACCTCACGATCTACAGATTAAACCTTGTAATAAAGTATTCTTTCAAATCTTGCCCAGTCATATCGTCAACATTTAATACTTCATGTTCTCTTGCCAATTCTTTCAAATCAGCAGTGCTCATTCTGTTGATGTCTGTTTTCTTATACTTAAACACTTCCGGCATCTGTATTTCCTCATCAGAGGATTCCTGCCCCGAAGTTTCTTCCGGGACTTCTTCTCCTGCTTTGTACCACTTGCCGTTCATTTTGATAATGTTCTTCGCAAGCATCCAATCACCTCTTACGCTACTTTCATAACAACAACGCTGTTCATTCCTTCAAATGATGGAAGACCAATCATGGATACTACGCAATGAGTATTGATTGGATGCTCTGTTGCATATGTGTAGACAGAAATACCAGTTTCAACAAGTTGCAGATTTCCTCCAGCGAGGTCTCCGCTTCTCTCTTCCGGTGTTCTTCCGAATACATAGTCTCCAAGGTATACACCTGCTGACTGACAAGAGATAATGTTTGTTGGGATGAAGTACTGTGTTGTTCCAGATTCATCAACATACATCTTGTCATATACCTCGATTTCGATTCCGTACTCTCTCAGATAAGAAAGAACATCCGCCTGTCTTACCCTGATACCGCCGTTGTAAGCAGTAATTCCGAGTACCTGTTTCTTTGTGTCTTCTGCTTTCAGAATCATCTCAAATGTCTCTGTATTCATAGAGAATCTTGTCAGAGAATATCCTGTCTTCTTTGCGAAATCACGTCTTGTGTCGATCAAGTCTTGAAGTGGTGTTGCTGTTGCCGGAACATTCCATTTATCAGATGTGCCTTGAATTTCAACGAAGTGATCTGCCTTGTGCTTTGCTCCATTGTCTGTTGTGTAATCAATTGTGTATGTCTTGTCTTTGATTTTAACAGTAACTTTCGGAACACCATCTGACGGAGCAAGCAACTGCCAAATCTGTCTCTCAGGAACTACCATCGCTCCTTGAATCAGATTCATAGGTTTCTTGCTGATCTGTCTGAGTACTTGATTTGCAAGATTTGAGTTTTCAGCAGACTGATAGTTCGCATACTGCTGCTCCTCTTTTTCTGTTACCATGTAGGACTCTCTGTAGAACGGCATTTCGTTTTGGATATCCTGGAATCCACCAACATCTCTTAATTCTGCCTGTGCATCAAAGCTGGATGCTTTCAGAGAGATTGGCTGAGAATTTTCACCAAGGATATATCTCATTTCCAGTGAATCCTGTTTTGTTGTTCCAAATTTCTGTCTTCCAAGATACGGTGGAAGTGCAAGAGACGCTTTGTAGTTATCCCACATAACCCCAAGGCTTCTCGCTGTAAATGCTTGACTTAATGGTAATGCCATGTCTGTTATTCCTCCTTAATTAACCTTCTGCAATCTTTGGTGCTCCGTAAAAAGTAACTCTCGGAGTCGCTTTTCTTGCTGCATCTGCAATTGAAAGGCCTGTTACTTTTTCCCAATCAATCGTTCCCTGATATACATATGTTCCCGGTGCATCTCCCTGTGTAACATCAACGTCCTCAAGAAGATATCCAAGGCATTCAGCATCATTGGACGGATACGGTGTTCCAGCTTTTACAATTTTCATTCCGTTGTCATCTGCCGAAGATACCATTGACTGCTGTACTACGCAAGCAGCTCCCTCATACGGGAAGAACTTCAGAATTCCCTTACCTTGTGTAAAATCTCTTACAATTGGTTTACCCATTGCTTAATTCCTCCTTATTTCAAAACGTAGTAGTCTTTTACAGACTGCTCACTCTGTTTGTTGCCGAAAACAATAGATTCTGCATTTTTCACATCTTCCGGCTTATCATCTTGTTTTCCACCGCCCGGATTAATTGAACCGTTAGCGATTTCTTGTTCTTTCGCCTGCGCGGCGGCTGTTTCTTTATCGGCGATAATCTGTGACATGGAATCAATGGCTGTCTTTGCAAGATCGTAATTGTCTTGAAAACCAGCAAGAACATTCTCTGCCTGTTCACCCGTCAGTCCTTTTTCAGCAGCATAAGCACGAATATCTTTCTTGATATTCTCTTTCTGCAATGCATCAATCTGTTTTCTCAGCTTCTCAATCTCGTCATCGTTCTGTGGTGCCGGATTTTGGTTCTGCTGTGGATTTGGAACTGGTGCCGGTGTAGGCTGTGGCTGAGGTTCCGGCTTTGGTGCTGGATTTGGGTTCGGTTCCGGAGCTGGTCTGTTATTATGAAACTGATTCAAATAATTAGTGACCTGTGCATCTGTCGGCTCTTCAATTCCTAATGCAACCAAATTCTGTTTTGCTTCTTCTCTTGTCATAGTTATTACCTCCGTGATCTACATTTGATTTCGCTGTTCTATCAGCATGGATTTTTTCTTTTTCCATTTGACGCATGGATGCAAATTTATATAGAAAAAGCCAACCACTGATTTCTCAATGACTGGCTTATTTCTACTATCCTAATTTCTGCCAACTCTTTGTCTCAGAGTTGAATTTGTATAATTCCGATGTGTCTAACATCAAACAGGAACTTCCTGCATCTACATAAGTCGGGAGCTTATCAACATCTTTTGACTGAGCTTCATAGCTTCTAACATTTCCAGATGCTTCGGTACAAACAATGCTCCCCATATCCGGCACATCTGTTCCCGGAGGATACGTCTGTCCGTCTTGTTTTACTGTGTAATCATATGTCATTCTTCTACCTCCGGCGTTTTGTTGCCATTTGAATTCTGATTGTTCCCCTGTTCTTTATTCTGATTAACGTTATCGTCAATCTGATTTTGCTTATTTTCATCATCAGAAGTCTTGTAAAGTACATCCAGATAAGGCTTTGAAAGAATGTAAGCTTTTTCACTATCCGGGAATAATGTGCTAAGCTCATATGCAAGTTTCGGATGAGTGCCATCTTTCAACAAGTAGTCCAAAAACTGTGCCTTTACTAGCATATTATCCATAGGGCTGTGATTAATAATCACTTCAAACTGGCTCGTATCAATAGGACATTCATTTTTTCCTTTTCTTACACGAATAATATTCAAGATAACTTCATTCAGTCTTTGTTCTGACTCTTGAATAATCGGGTCTTTCAGTTTTCCTCTCGTCTTAGCCATATCCCATCCGTTACGGAGTTGTACCGCCCCTTGAGTGTCACCACCTGTGTTTCCCTCAAGTTTAGGAATGGCAAGAATCTGTAGGATATTATCCAACAGGTCTTGCTTTGCAACCTGTGACTGAGTTTGATTTAGCTCCTGTGTCATAATATCTACATCAGCCTTATTGTCAGTACCATTGTTTGATTTAACAACAAGAGCACCTTCCATTTTCATCTGTTGGAATGTTTCATGATCAACTGTACAGTTTACAAATTTCACCCAAGCACTAACAAACTGTTCAATGCTGTCCATTCTGTTTGACTGCATATTGTTAATTGCATCAAACATGGATGCTACAAGCTCAATATCAGAAATCCTCTCAAAATTGTTTGGGTATTCAACAATAGGGATTCCACCAAACGCATGTATACCCCATTGTTCAACTTTTCCGTCTTTGATAATGCATTGGTTCGTTTTCGTGTGGCATGACTTATACCATTCACCGTTCAAGTCCTTTAATTCTTGAACGGAAACAAGCGGTTCTTCCGTAATAGATGAATAAATGATGTAAGTATTCATGGGAGTTGGAACTGTAATTCTGAACGGCATTTTTTCTCCAGGTTTTTCAAACTGAGCAGCTAAAAAAGCTGTTCCAGTTGCCGACTGCCACTCACCAGCTCTGATATTTCTAGCATGTTTATGAGCGCGTCTCAAATAATTATTGAACACGTCAACATATTCACTGATATTTTCCTTTACAATACTCACGCACTGCAACGGTTCTCCATAGGACTGTCCAACTTTAAACTGAACTGCTTCATAAGCGTGATTTTCTACTACTTTGTTTACCACATCATCTCTGATCGTCTTTGTACGGTACAGAATCGGTTGATCTCCTTTGTAGTAGTCCCACAAATATTTAGTAACTTGTTTGTTAAAGTAAAAGATTCCAAGTGTTTCCCCTACAACTTCCAAAATATTGCTTTGATCAACCTCTTCGACATTCGCATATGCAATTTTTCTTCCGTATTTGCCTTTTACAAGGTCTTGTAGAGTATTCTTGTTCATTTCTTCACCTTAAATCAAAAAAGTCATTCCGCTACTGCAATTTCTAATTGGCAGCGACTTCCTGACTGTTTCTCCCGTTGCTACTTTGAAAATAATCTTTTTGTTACACTTCTTGCATCGACAGACTTTGTCGATTTTTCCTTTTCCGTCATAAGTGCCAACTTTCCTGTTACACTTCGGACAATAGATTGTTTGTTCTTTTACCATGTTTTTCACCAATAAAAAATGCACCTGGTTCGTCATTCCAAGTGCATCTTTAAGAAAGGATTATGAGAATTATTATGTATCCTCAAGTTGTATTTCTTCGATTATTATTATATCATGTCAAGTATTTGGAAAAATAGTGAAAAGATGTGAAATTATATGAAATTATGTGAAGTGATTACAGATAATAAGAGCCGAAAAGCTTCTCAAACTCTTGTAATGCTCTACCGTGAATTGACATGGCATTTCTGAAAGTGCATCCCATTTCCACACTAATAACATTCCAATCTTTGCATAATACATATCTGTTGTATAAGATTCTGTACTGATTTGCATTTGGAATCATTTCAATCTGTTGAGCAATTTCTTTCTTCTTTTGCAGTGACCGTTCAACAGAATCCGCAAGCTCTACTTCTGCATCCGCAATTTTAGAAACAAGACTTCCCATTTTGTCAGGTTCTCCGCTGCTCTGAACATTAACCTCTTTTGGAGACACAGAAATAGAACAAGCCATATCTCTCAACTGATTAATTTCTTCCATTTTGTTCTTGATTCTGAAATTTAACTTTGAAATCTGTCCTAAATATGTTTTTGTATCCATTATCTATAACCTCCTCTAAACGGATTGTGTACCGCTTCGACTTTTGCTTCTCTTGTCCCTGCCGTCATTCTTATAGCGAAGTTTGAAAAAACGTCCGGTACATCGTCAAGCTGCTTTTTATCTGAAACAGAATATCTTGTCAAAAGACTCATCATTACTCCATACGGCTCTTTTGGCGTATAAAGTGAAGAATCCTTAAATATTACGTGCTGTAAAATCCAGCTTGAGCACTGATAGATTCTTGCTTCTTTGTTCGTTTCCGTAGGAGTATCCGTAATATTGCATATCCATCCTTTTTGCTCTACTCGCTTATTAACTTCCAGTGCTACTCTGTCTCCTCCGGCATTTCGCTCAAATTCACACTCTTGAACCTGATTATCAACAATGATGTTTGATGCATTCTCATACTGTAATTCGTAATCTGCTGTATTATCGCAAACGCAATCAACACAATAATAGTCTTCTCCGTACTTCTGCAAGACTGGAAGCACAAAATAGTCCGTTCCTTTTCCTTTTGTATCACATTGAGCAGTGATGATTTCCGGTGCTCCATGTGGCAAATTCAGATACCGCCTTGTCTTTTCTTCTGGGAACAGAAGTCCTTCTCTTTCAATTGGCTCCTGTTTGTAAAGACATCTGTATGACACATCGTCCATGAGTAATTGCTGGTCTTCAAAGAATTCCACAGTAAAACCGCTATACTCATAATCAAAGTTGCTTTTTCCTGTTTTCGGATCAATGTCTGGCACCGCAATTGTTTTTACACGGTTATTACCCTCATACATCTTTTGAATACGTCCTATTACATCGTGTACGCTCCATCTAGTCGCTATATGAATTTCCTTGCAGTTATTCCCGTCTGTGTCCTGAATCTTTCTCTGACGGGCATCTACGGCGTATTTGTCCCACAATTTATCAAGAATATTCCTGTTTAACGCCTCTTCGATTCCACCGATCATATCATCAACAAGTAGAAACTTAGAAGCACGTACTTTTCCGGCATTCTTACTACCAACAGATGTGCACTGAACAGATGGGAACGGTTTGTATTTTCCAACATTGAACTGCTCCATCTTCGCATTTTCTCCAGAAACAGCCAAATTCGGAAATATATCATGCCAGCAATACTCCCCTAGATTCTTTACAATATCCAGTTCGCCATCATAGAACATTCTTGTGATGTCGCTGCTATGCGAATAGAACAAATTGAAGTCTTTTGGGTACCATCCAATGACTCCGCTGAGGAAAAATTTCTCTATTGAAGTTTTCCCAGCGCCGGGTATGAGGGAAATCAAGAGCATATCGTACTTGTCATCAAGCATTCCTTGTAAGCCATCTACAAGACCGATTTTCAGAAATTGCTTTCTTCTAGGCATGTAAAATCGCTCTTTTGGTTCTCTTTTCTTCTCGATGTACCGGAAGTAGCTATCAACGCACTTGTTTTTTGCTTCTGCTAAAATAAGATCGTAGAAATCATCAAGTATTTGGTAATATGTCCCGTTCTCAAATGCATATTTTTCCAAATCCCATGAAGTACCGCCAGTGCTGTTCATTATAAACTGCTCATACAGCTGTCTTGCTCTTCCGGAAATTTTCAATCCATCGTTATCTTTGTTATTAAACAGGGCAACTTTGCTGGCTTCTCTGTACGCATCTAGAACCTGTTCGTCAATCCCTTTACGCTCTATGTAATTTTCATACCCTTTTACGGTTTTAATCAAATAATCGCTCGCCATAACACAAAAAGTGCCCCCTAACTCTTAAAATAAAAAAGTTAAGGAGCACTCCCCTGTTCCCTGTCCGCATCCGGGCATGAGCTGTTAATATTTAATTTTCATTAATCTGATCTTTTCCAATCACCAAGTCATCTTTCAATGTATTAATCAGAACTTCTGTCTCTTTCACGATGCTCCAATCTTTCTTGCTGATTATCGGAACTCCCTTGTCATCCGTCTTTACTCTTTCAACAGAACAATAAACTTCTCCCGGTTCCGCATGGAATATAAAATCAGCCATTGTCGCTTTTTGAATCTGTTTTCCATCAACAAAAACCTTTGTAATTGTTCCATCACTTTCGATTCTGATATCCATTATTTCACAACCTTTTCTTTGTGACTTGTAATCTTCGCCCCGTCTTTTGTCGGTCTGATTGTCACTGTATAACCGGAATTAGCCACCAAACTGGCAATATCTTCCATTTTGCAAGTAATCACGCGTTTTACTTCATTTTTTCTCATTTCATCGTTCATTTTCATCACCTAAAACAGACATATATGCTTAAATCCATGCTCAATGTCGTTTTCTTCAAAGAATCTATTTGCATCCTGTCTGTCATTGACCTTTTCAAGACATTTCTTCGCTTTTTCAATGCGATCTAAAAGAATTTTTGCTTCTTTTTCAACTTCGCTCAAGGATTTTTCTGATTTTTCTTTCCACTTTTCAATATTCATAACTATTTCTTCCTTTCGAACAGTTCTTCCGGCAGCGGTTCTCCCATCCAAACCATTCTGAGATATTTGCGGAATGTCGGAGTACAGACACCCATTTTCTTTGCCGCTTCATCCATTGTAATTTTATGGCTGCAATAATCATTGATAGCATCGACAAAATTGTCTCTGTCAAGCACCTTAATTTTTCTTCCCATCGGGGCTCTCCTTTCTTCTCTTCACATTTCCAATTATTTCAAACGAGCGTAACTGGAATCGAACCAGTACACCAGGAGTCAAAGTCCTGTGCTCTACCTTTAAGCTATACGCCCTTAGCTGCAAGAAATTTACCTCGAAAGCCGTAAGGAATCCTTGCACTGCTACGGTTCTTTATAATATTGGAGTTTATTATATAATCGATAAACCACGTATTTTATTAACAAAACGTTAGTTTCCGAGCTTCAGCGAACTCCGCAGCTAAAACACTGATTGAATTTTGTTCAAACATGATTAGGGTTTCCCCTTATTCAATCATGGTAAAAGTCATATTCTGCCACTGTGATGATAGGTCTGAGCTTCTGAGAGCGACTCTTGGCTTCCTACCACTGTATAAGCACACATAGGATTGATACCTACAAATTTCACGGTTCTTTCAGAATATTTTATTTAATGTTTTTTTATCCACTTAAAACATTTTGGTAAAATTAAGAACTTGCCATACCGCTACTTTAACGACTTTCTTGTGTTATACACTGATTTCTCAGCTTCAAGGCAAATCAGCTTATTGAGAATTTCCATCGCTGTTGGTAGTCTCTCACACCACGAACTAAATGGATTGTTCTTGCACTGCAAGCGTCTATTGATCGCCGACCACAAGGAGTCTGCATTTGACTTCTCTATGATGATACACTACAAGGCATTGTTGATGGTTCCCATCTCCACCACCAGGATCACTCCTAGTGGAAAGAATCAGCTTATCCAATATCTCGAACAAGCCTATCTCGTTACCATTGCATCTCGGCATGACTGAAAAATCACTCTTCACCGAGATAATCATGTTTGAATTTCCGTATAAGGAGTCGAACCTCAATCTTTCGTCCGGGTAGGGTAAGAACGAACGCTTTACCAATTAAGCTATACGGCTTCCAGCTACACTGTAGCAAGGAAAGTAAGTTATGAAAAAGTTTTTTCTCCGAAACTCGGAGAGAGCTACCGTTCGGATTCGAACCGAAAACCTGTTGATTCGTAATCAACTGCTCTATCCATTTGAGCTATGATAGCATTTCACGGTTTTTGAATTATTTTAATCACTTTAAACTTATGGGAATCAAAACTAATCTAAAGGAAATGGCATATTTACTGCACATAGGGCGCGTACATGAGGGGTGTTTCTGAGAACCGTGAAACTCAGAAATAGCAGATGCCGGAGTCGAACCGACTATTTCAAGATCATGACTCTTGCGTGGTATTCCGTTCCACTCATCTGCAAACGCCACAAGGAGGATTCGAACCTCCAATTCCTTTATGGTATTGTGGCTTACGACTGGGTGAATCGTCATTCAATTACTTGCCGATCATCGGCAAAACCAGTCTTAATTACGTAAGATTACAATCAACAACGATATTCTGACGGCACCGATTTCAGAATCGGTCAAACCTGCCGGGACTTGTGACGTCCCTTTGTTCAGCTTTCCGCTAGTAGGTGGAGAATCGTCACATGGACGAATATAAAAACCAAGTATTAGTAAATATCTTAATTATTTTTCTGGCGTGGAAATTGCAAATCCCAGAAATCCTGCAAAAATGATTACCGATATGACAATCACTGAGAGAAATACTTTTACGATTGTTGTCCAAATAATCGCTGCTGTAAGTTGTCCTGCATCCCAAGAGCGATGCAAGCTGTAAAAATCGGTTTAAACAGGAGATCATAACCTCCGAAATAAAGTCCTCCGGCAACTCCGGCAATTAGAAACGCAATTGCCAAAACCCATCTTAATTTCTTCATCTTCTCTCAATCCTTTCTCAGTACTTACAAATGTAATACATCGATGCGGTACTTATAAAGCAGAGATACAGAGAAATCATCATCCTGCCCCATTTCTTTTCTTCGTAATTCTCACATGCCATCGCAAACCATGCAACCGCTATCGTAATATTCGCAAAAATCAAAAGCATTCTACTCAGCATTTCTCTTCTCCCTGTGCTTCATCTGACAAGAAATCATTTGCACCACATTCATTCTTTCTTGTCTGATTCCGTGTCCCTGTTTGAAAAGTTCGCATTCAAGAATCTCTCCGCAGTGAACACATTCATCGTTGATTTCTTTCCCGGCAATTCTCATGTCATTCCTCCCCGGAAATACGTTTCGTGATTCTTTCAGCGATATCAGATGCCTTTTCGCAAACCTCAGGTATCTCATGCAGTGCCGATTCAACAGATGAGACAAACGCATCATAGAATTCTTCGTGTTTCATCAGCTCACTTTTGACAACTTCACATGATGTCTGAAGAATCTGTTCCTTGAACCCGATATCATTCATACGAATCGCCCAGGAATCTTCTTTCTCCAGCGTACAAATCAACCAGAACTCTAATTGCTGTCTTCAAGTCTTCATTGTCTATTTCGAGATATCTGTTCTTCTCTTCTGCAATATCGATTTCACGAATTAGGTCTGATCTGTCGCAATCCTCATATGGGTCAAACGAGAATGGAAGTGTTTCATCCTCAAGAGATTCGATATCTTCTCCGAATGCATCTGCATCGATTTCCTGTCCGGCAAATTCCATCGAACAGTCTCTGAACTCAAGAACAAGTCCGCACTCTTCGCACCACTGACTTGCCAAACACAGCATCTCTTTCAGTTCCCGTTTACTCAATCCTTTTAAATCTTTCTTTGCAATCATTTTCCTGATATCACCTTTCCGCAGCTCTTACACCGTCAATAATGTTTTGTCTTGAAACTTCCGTCTTCCTGTCGAACAAGATCTGAATGGTCATGCACCACGTGATCGTGTCGGCAGAACAGGCGTTGAATTATTTTCAGCATATATTCTCTCCTACTCAATTCTCAGGATGTACTTGATATCTTTGCTATTGACAATCGCTCTGATTTCTTTTCCATGTTCAAAGACAATCAAGCTATCTTCTCTTATCTTTCTCGCCCATCATTCATTCCTCTTGCGTCCACTATTCCCAAACAAAAACGAAAATGTTTCTAATTCAGGCACTTTCACACCGCATAATGCACATGTCAGCTGAATTGCAGTATTCCGATCTCGGCATTTCTTGTAAAACTCAAAATAAATGCTATAAAACATATCAACAGCTTTTTGCGTTTCTTTATCAATCATCAGACAACCCTCCAAAGTGCTTTCACATCTCTGTAAATCATGTTCTTTTTCCTTCTTTGCTCATGTTAGACTCCTTTACACGTATCTGAAAATCAAATAAATAACAGATGCAATAACTAAAGCAAAAGTAACGATGTATGTTATTCCCGTAACAATCAAAAATAGCTTTTCGCCTTTTCTGTAATTAATTCCGGCTACAAATCTTAATTTTCCGCTAGTGCTGAGTGTTCTGAAATACATTCTTGAGATTATCAACAACGCTATGCATATAACAATTGCAACCAATGTAATTTTAATCAACATAATCCTTGCTCCTTTTTCTTAGTAAATCCTACAGAACTCTTTTACATCTTTAAGTCTGAACATAGCATTGACCGAATCTCCGGATTGAAAAGTGACTATCCCATTTTCTGTATCCACCTTGCTGCTCGATGCTTCAATAATCACGAATCCGCAATCTATTAATTCAACGCTGTAGATTGGATTAACTTTTTTCAGGTCACTAAAACCGAATATATCTTTCAGATTTTCAGGTTTGTCTTTGTTCATGTTTCGTCTCCTCCATAGGGTCTTTTTGTTTTTGAGTTAAAATTTGGGACTTAGTAAGCCGATTTTTCAAAGCTGTTTTAACCCCCTCCCCATACGGTCAGCGTGTCGAACATTTGTTCCGAACATATGAATCTATTGGATAAATCTATATTTGTTCGATAAAGATCACTGTTTTCCATGGATTCATGTTTAAAATCACTGCAAAGTCAATGATTTATTTTAACCATTAGTTTTTCCGTTCTCAAATCTTAAAAAATATCAATCGTTTTCCTCGATCTGTGGCGTCAGATCCTGTCCCAGCTGTGGCAATTGGTCTGCGGTCAGTGGTCTTGCCTCCACTTTCTCACGGCTAACGCCTGGAAGGTTCCACATGTGGTGCCTGTTAAGTGACGGTAACACCTTCATAGGATTTATACGCTTATCCTGTAACATTGACTCCAGTGATTGCTCGTTATCGTCCATGATTTTCTTGCGCAAATCGAAATATTTTTTACTTAGTCTATTACTATTACCACCACTATTACTAGGATTATATTTACTGTTATATCTACTGTCTTTATCCCAGTTATATAGTGTTTGTTTGTCTATCCCAGACATATCCGAGAACCCTTTGATATTTACGACTTGGCAGTGTCTATTGCAGATTCTCTTGTAAATCTTATAGGCATTCATGACTTTCTCATCGTCATAGGTTCCGCCAATGCTGCCATTGATCCAGAGCAGATTGCCGTTCTTCTCGAACAGTGTTATTCTGATCTCTTCGATGATGTCATTCCAGATCTGTGGTGGAATGTCTGATTCGTCAAGATCATCTCTAATGCAGTAATCAGTGATCACGTCATCGACTAAGGCTCTGAGGTTGACTGGATCAACTTCAACACTTTCAACACTGTTCACTGTCTCAGCTCCTACTCTCTCTGTTTTCTGTGTTCTTCTCTTAGCCATTGTTTCTCACCTCCGCACTGTCAAATAATCTATAAACAAAAAAGCCTAGACACACCGAGATATTGAACAGCTCATTGTCTGTTATTTTCTCGATATGCCTAGGCTGACGATTCCTAGCTCTTTTCGATCCAGCTCCCATTCGGCTTTCACGGATTTCTTGTCGCTGATGCCATTATAACACAACGAAAATCTGTTTGCAATAGTGTCGAATAAATTAATTTTAAATTTTTATCAAGGTGTGTGCGTCCGTGTTTTCAATCGGTTTTTGGTCTGCGTTCGTTCCTGGGCGTTTGTTTTCGACGGCGAAAGTCGGGTATATATCTCTCTTTATTTCTGTCTTTTAACTCTTTCTTTTATTTCTTTGCTTCTTTCTTTTTTTCTTTCTCGTTTTCTATCTTTTTTCTCCTGTATCCATTCTGTATCCAATCTGTATACAAATAGCATAATAATTTGCACAGCGTAACATTTATAAAATCCCTGTTTGCCCTTGTGTTTACTGGCTTAGTTGGCATTTGTTAAATATTTATCGTAACAATTTGTTAACAGTTTTGTAACCCTACTTGCTCTGTTAGTTTGAACTAACAAGTATTTTAAAAAAAATAGAGCATGAATGACCATTTCTTGCTCTTTTTGCTGTGATGTGTTATGATTTTCTTTACTGGAGAGCGGTGGCAAGTTCCGCCCTCTCTTGTGTGTCTGAGTCGCTTTGTGCGGCTCTTTTTTAGTCGTTTTCCTTTGTCCTTGCTACTGTATCCAGAAGCTTGAGAATCTCCTCTTTTGTGTACGTTTCCTTTGTGTCTGCATCAATCAGCAGTCGAATTTCATAGATCATCGCTGTTCTTGCGTCTTTTCTCTCTTTCTCGTTCATAACGTCCATGTTTTCTCCTTTCTCCGCTTGCCACGGCAACTCGTAAGTATCTCTCACAAGTATTATTATATATTTATTTGTGCCTAATGTCAATATATAATAATGTAAATATTTGTGCTTAATTTGTTTTAACTTTCTTTCTTTCTATTTTATCCAGTTCTTTTAATATTGTTTCTTTTATAAAGGCGTTGCAGCTTTTCCCGGTAAGCTCTTTTATTCTTTCTTTCGTTCCTAGTGGAAACTGACAATTAACACGATCAACTGTTTTCATATATTCCGCAACTGCTTTTCTACGTTGTTCTTTCTGCTTCTCTGTATATTCTGGCATCTTTCTATCTCCCTTCCTGTTTTCTTTCATTATAGTATATTAACGCCTTATTTTCAATGCTTATTTGTGCTTAATAAATAATAGACAAAAACGCTGTTGTATTTGTGCTTAATATTTGTATAATATGCCTATTGCATTTGTGCCTAATATTGTGTATTATAATAACTGTAAACGAGATACAGCAACAGCCACACAGGACAAACAACCGGACGCCCTGAACCACTCAATACAATGAGGACATAAGCAAGCGATCTGATTAATTGCAAAACCTGAGGCAGTCGCAAAAAATAAAAAAAGCCGGCGCACCCAACCACAAGCGAACCGGCACCAATCAAAAAAGAAAGGTAGCTCTATTATAACAGGAGCAAAGGAAAAAAGCAATGTTAAGAACAAACAGCAGAAAAGCAATGGAGAACATCAGAAAAGAGATAATGGACAGCTACGAGGCTGCAAACGAATATTACACATTCGAAGGCAGAGAAGCAAAGACAGATTTTAACGAGATCTGCGCAGACATCTTGGAGGAATTCAGAATTGAAAAGTTAGAAAATAACCGTTATTACATCGCAGGCAGAGCAAGTAAAAGTGAAATGTTCATGGACTGGATGCAGGGACTTCCAACAGCATTTCCTGTTGCTGATGATATTTTTCTTAGATCAGCGATTGACTTTCTTGGAAACATCCTCGAAGAGACAGAGGAAGAAAAGGCAAGATACACAGAGGACAAAGCCGAGAAATTAGCTTGCAGCCTTCTTTACAGAGAACTTGAGAAAGGCGCACGCAAATAGATAGAACAACCGGGGAGCAATCCCCGGAAGTCTTGAGCAGATTAGGAGGAAAATAGCATGATTAGTATTGATATGTGGTACAAGAACAACCCAAAAGAAATAACCGGAATAGATTGGAGCTTTAGCGATTTAGATTGCGTTTATCATGGCAATGTTTACAAGGACGGGAAAACAATCGGAGACTTTACAGCGGACACAATGCAGGAAGTACAAGAAGCGTTCCCACATTTAGCAGAAGCGATCGACAAGGCATTGGACTAGAAAAACGGAGGACTTGAGAAAATGAAAAATAGAGATATCGCGGAATTAATTTTTAACTTATTGTCTGACGGATACGACAACGAAGAAGAACGCCAGGAGACAGTCGCAGAGCTTGCCGCAGAACTTGAACAGATGGAAGAAGGCGCAACACTCAAAGATGCACTTATTGCACTCTGTGAACGTGTCGAAGAATTGCAGAGCTAGGAACTGAGCCGGAAGATATTAATCTATTGCATAGAGTGGAGAGTTTCACGAATACAAATAACAGGAAATAGAAAAGGAGAAAAAAACAATGAAAGCACAGAGAAATTGGATCACACCAGAGGGAAAGAGTTTTGTCAAATATGAGAACATGATGGAGCAGCCACACTTGTTAGTGGCTGGAGCTACTGGATCAGGAAAATCGGTTGTAATTAATGGGATTATCACAACTGCACTGTTTGAGGCACCGTCACAAGTACAGTTCATTCTTATCGACCCGAAGAGGGTGGAACTCGTAGACTATAGATATCTTCCTCATACGGCGTTCTACGCATCCGAACCGGCTGAGATGGTCAGAGGATTGCAGATGGCTATGAATATCATTGAAATGAGATATACACAGATGCAGAGAGCACACGAGAAGAAATACCATGGAGCGCAGCTATATGTAATTATTGACGAGTTAGCGGACTTAATGACCACGAACAAAAAACAAGTCATGCCACTGATCCAACGTATCGCACAAGTAGGACGCGCCGCCGGTGTTCATCTAATTTGTGCAACTCAGTGTCCGATTGCAAAGGTAATTCCAACAGAAATCAAGGTCAACTTTGATGCCCGTGTGGGACTGCGTACAAGGTCAGCGCAGGACAGCAGAAATATACTAGGCTTTAACGGTTGCGAGGATTTACCGCGCTATGGGCAGGCATATTACATGAATCCAGATAGCGGAGTAAAAAAAATAGTTGTTCCGATGTATGACAAGGGCGAAACATGGCGTTTGATTAATCACTGGATGCAGCAGCGCCCACCGAAAAAGAAAGGATTCTTTGATAGATTATTCGGAATATAAGGAGAACCGGGAGAAATTCCCGGATCTTTTTTCTTTCCAATAAACAGTGATTTAATCAGAATTATTCTATTCCATCTCCTAATATTTTTGAAATGCATCTGTCTAAATTAATACAGCAATAACAACCATAGTAGCAGCACCATTTGCAAGGCTCTTTGTCGCACCTTTTGACTAATGATTCTCCACATTGCCATTCCATACAAGGCCTGTTGTTTTGTTTGGCAACTAACTTTTTAAGAGCGTCAACGTATTTGTTTTCATCTGCTTGTGTTTTTAAATTCATTTACAATGCACCTCCTATTTTCCTTTTAAATCCATTTTATACTATCAATCAATAAAGTATAGGCTAAACCAATTCAAATCGATTCTAGGCGCATTCTGCGAAGCCACAGAATCAAACGCCGAATTCCTTGTTGTTCTTTTTCTTCCATTCTTCCCGTTCTGCTTCTTTCTTTCGCTCTTCTTCGGTCATTTCAGAGCCGTTTCGCATTCTTTTGAAATGGTTCACGATGTCTGCTTTGTTTGACTCTTGTATATTCTTCCAGTAATTTTGACGGCGTTCTTCTTCTTCGGAAATTTTAGCAGCGTCTTCTGCTCTCTTCTTTGAAAGCTCTTCGTTTAATTCCTCAAGTGATTGAATGCCCTTTTCTTCTGGCTTGCTTTCCTGTTCCGGTTCTTCCAGTAGTTCCGGGTGCTTAACGTATTCTTTCGCTTTTGCAAAATATCCACGCTGTAAGTATTTATCAAGTCTTTCTGTATAACAATGTCAGTGATTTGCTCCCCATATTTGCGAGCTAAGAATTTAGCAGATTTCTCTTTCTTCTTTTCCTCTTCTGACTCAGACAAAGGATCAACAAAACCCTCTTCCCATGGCATCACTTCAACTGCTGCCATCTGGTCGACCTCTTTCGTCTCTTCTTCGATCTGCAAAACGCTCTCTGTAGGCTCTAAAATCGGGGCTGTTGGCGTTTCAAATGATTTAAGCATAGTTTCTACTGCTTCAACGATAAAAGCGTTTATAGTGTAGTCTAGGCTCTGTATCCGCTCTTTCGTTCCTTTCGGTAATCTAGCTTGCACAATATCAAACTTTGAGTTATAACGGTTTTGCGCGTCTTTCTGGTATTTTTTCAATGGAATCACTCCTTTTTAAACGATATCTTTTATATATATCAATGCTATATATAATACCATATATAAAAGCTATATATCAAGCTATATATAAAAGGTATATATAAACACTATATATGCATACTATATATCTATCATATATATCTTTACTATATATCATTACTATATATCTTTTATATATATCTTGCATATATAGTTTGCATCTAATTGTATTTATATAATGGTATTTAGATAATTGTCACCAATTTTTTCTGAAAATCTCAAAATTTCTTCCCTAAAACCGCGAACTTTACTCCGTTTTCAAAAAATGTTATGATAAAAAGAAAAGGAGTATTGGCATGTACGAGGACATTTTAGAGTACCTGGACAAACGTCTCAAGGAAAATACTCGCGATATCGGCTCCGCGATCACTTCCAGGGATGTTGATGATATCCACAGATATGAGGGCAGAGAGCAGATGATTCTTGAAATCAAGCGGTTTATAAAGAAAAAACAAGGGGAGAAATGATCTCCCCTCTTTGATTATTTGCAGAAATTGTTCAGCAATTCTTCTTTTAACTCCATCTTCCCGGCTCTAAAACCGAGCTTAAAAGCGTAAATCAGTGCTTTTGTCTTCCCCATCTCCACTTTGTCAGCAATCGCAATCAATGGGAACAGGTCTTCCGCAAAGTAATCTGTAACCACACTGTCGCTGATTGGGCGTGTTTTCTCTTCAATATTGTTAATCGTGCTTTTCATATCGCTGACTTTTACTTTTAGCTTCTTTACTACCATTTTTCTTTTTTCTCCTTTCCGCATATGAAGAAAGATTAAAATCAATCATGAACTTGAGGTATTCCTCGCCAAATTCCCCGATTTCTGGGAAGTAATCAAATATATCCAGTCTGTATCGTGGCTTTTCACCAACATCAACAATATATTGGATAGTAGCTTCTTCCATATCAAAGCGAGTCGATGCATAAGAAATCAGTTCATCAATAGCTTCTCTCTTTGTAAATTCGCCAATCTTAGCAAACAATTCAATTCTAGACAGATTTCTCTTGTAAAATGTAATTGCTCGTGGAGCTGGCTTGTCTGACACATGGATTAATCTGTTCTTGTTTGCCTTTTCCTCAAGCTCATGGAATTTATTGATATATCTTGCTGTGAAGACTACACCTTTCTGCCCGGTACACTTATGGGCAATGAACTCACAGCCTTTCTTTGTGATGCTAAAGCAAGGTCGGCGTTCGCCTTTTCCGTCTAAATATGTAGAATTCATCCAGAATTCATTCAAATTAATAATGCAATTTTCAACCGGCTCAATTTTGAGCTCGTTAGATTTCCCATCCAATGAGGACGGCTCAAAATTGAGCTGTCCTAAATCTTTGTTGGATTCTTCGAGATATTTAGTGTACTTTGCAATATCTCTCATCAAGTTCTTATGGTCTTTCTCAATCATCTTTGCTACTTCCATAGATGAAATAGTTTCTACTTTAATTGTCTCTTTTGCCATCTTCTTGTCCTCCATATCAAATTACACTGTTGCTCTTGCCTTTGATTTTGCTTTCGCTTTTTGCAGTTCCATATAACCAAAAGCATAGTCAAGAAGTACCTTGATTGCGTCAACGTCTTCCAGATCGTCTACCAGTTTCTTGATGTCAGCTCTATACAGCTCTCTGTAAAATCCATCTTTGTCTTCGTAAAAATCAACGTCTTTCATTTATTTGTCCCCCTTAGACATCATTATAAAATCATACTTTGCTGCGTACATTTTACAATATTCTGCAAGGTTGGCAAGACTGGTATAGCAGACAAGATTGTCCGCAATGTAATGGAGAATTGCTCTGTTGTCCTCTGGCTTCATAATATTTACTTCTAAGTTAATTTCCTGCATAATAAAAACTCCTTTCAATTTAAAAAAATGTTCTTGAAAGAAGTCCCCGTCTGCATTATAATATTTGCAGAAGGAAACTTCTAACTTGGTGGAGATTCACTATTACTTTGGTCGGTAGGTGTGAATCTCTATTTTTTGATTTCAGACTTTAATTTGTGAATCCCTCTTCTTATCCCCTCTGTCTTCGGAATTTCTTCTTGCTGACAATATTCATCAAGAATTTCCTTTGTTTCATTGTCTAGCCTTACGTGAATAGGGTTTGATTTTGGATTTTCACTTTTTGGTCTTCCTGTTCTTGGACTCATATTTTCACCCCACTTTCTGTAGCCCTATAATTATGATAATATATGTAGCCCGATAAGTCAATACCTAAATTCAAAAAAATAGAGAGGAATAAAAATCCCTCTCCAAAATAATCCATATTCAATTGTTACTGTACGATTTCTTCAAGGTCAAGGCTGTATCCCATAACCTCTCCTACATCTGTACACTTTCCTCTTACTGTAATAGTATCACCAGTTGAAAGAGTCTTCACAGCGTTGATGATATCTTCATCTCCATTTGTGTAGCACTGAACTCCAGTAAGTGCAAAGTCATCATCTTCAGGAAGAATGCTAATGTATGATGAGTCGCTATCTATATTTGAAAGTTTTCCTGTAATTTCAAGATACTTGTCTTTGTACTCATCAGAAGCTGCTGCTGCATTCTTGTCAAGAGCATCCACCATGTCACTGATAGAAACCTGTGTATACTCAATTGTTTCTTCCTGTTTAGCATCTGTGTCAGCTTTACTGTTTGAATCACTCTTTGCTGTGGAATCGTCTGATCCACCACCGCCCATAGCAGCTCCGATAATTCCAATAACTACAATTGCAATGATAATCCATTTCAGCTTGCCACCCTGTTTCTTTCTACAATTCGGACAAACCTTTGCTTTCTTTGGTATTTCTGACTGACAATGTTTGCAAATTTTTGTTCCTGTGTTTTTTGATTTTCCCATAATCCTTTTTTCCTTTCTTTCGATATACTGTAATTGTATTACATTCTTTTGAAAAACTCAATAGATTGCACAAAAAAAGCACGGATCAACCGTGCAATTTCCGTTACAAAAATATTAGTCTTATAGTGTGATTATGCAGCTAAGTCAAACAAACCTAAAATAAACTTTCTTCCAAGCTGTGTAATTCTTCTGTGATAAATCACACGACCGCTATCAAGTGTTTCTTGCTTTATAGACTCGTATCCAAGATCGCTATAGTCAGAGTACATAACCCATGTTCCATTTGACTTATACTGAATCTTCTTTTCAGCCAGAATCTTATTCAGTTCATTTGCACTTTTCAGACCGATCTCTTTCGCAATTTCTGTCATGGTATATGTTTTGTTGACATGCATAAGGATAGCATTTGTCTTTTCAGCTTCAATTCTTGCTGCTCTTTCTTCTTTCAGTTTGGTCAGAAGCTCAATACCGAAGTCCGGGTTATTCAAGATATTATCAATAACGTTATCTGTTGCGTAGATTCCGTTCTTTCGGATGCATGGGAGGACTTCGGATGTTACCCAGCCTGTAAATCTCTCGGCTGATTCTTTTCTGCTTTGGAAAATCGTCTTATAGAGATTGGACTCATTAATATAGAGAAGTTTCTGTTCTCCACCAGCTGTAAGGGTAGGAATACTACTCACACCCTTTTCATTTAGTCTTTCTTTTACCTTTGATGGCTGAGTAAGACCCAATGCTTTACATACATCTGATAAACAGAACATTGGTTCATTTTCAATAATTACAGTTCTGATTTCTCCGAATTCCTCATTTTTAAATACGCTTAATTCATTCATTTTTTCTTCTCCTTTTCATAAAAACGTTGGTTTTTCCAAAAGGATGTGCTATTATAATTTAGTAAGCATCCTTTTAGATTGGTTGTTTTAAGAGCTGGTACTTTGGTCGGTAGGCAACTCTTATTTTTTTGTCAGAAATAGCAGAGCCTAACTCAATAGACTCTGCACCGTTCAATTCGTAACCAGACGCATCACTGGTCGGTATTCCGTTTTTCGTATCCAGCACCATCACTGGAGTATATGAGAGAAATAAAAAAGCCTGAGTACGCTGAGAGTAAAGACAGTATTTTGTACTATCATTTTTCTCAGTATACTCAGGCTGACGATTCCTGACCCTTGTTGATCTGAATCCCATTCGTTCTTCACATATTTCTCGTCGCTGATATTATTATAGCACAAATGGAATTAATAAACAACACGAGCAAGCAAAATATTTTCAATCAAATCAGTCAATGAAATAATTTCTCTCGCATGGTCAGAAATAAAATTGCAAAGGCGTTCCTCTGTTTCTATAGGAAGAGAAATTCCGTAGGTCATGCAAACAGCGTGAGTCAGCTCATGGGAAAGAACGCGGTCAAACATGGTATCTGAGAGACGATTAGACAGATAGATTGTATTGGTCATTCTGTCAGTAACACCAAGCGTGTAAACACCGTCTGACCGTCTCAGTAGCTCACTGGATGGATTTTCATATTGGACATGCCATAATTCATCATTGATATAGAAATTCATCAAATCACCTACTTAAAAAGGGAAGGCTTTCGCCCTCCCGTGAATTACATCTTATTGATAAGAGTAGCAAGCTTTGACTTCGCAAGAGTCCTCTCTTCTGGTGACATGCCGGAAATCAGATCGCTTACATCTTTTCCGAGTTCTGTCATGTAGGACTCAAGTTCATGCATCTTAGTGTCCTTGTCCTTGTGTGTATCTCTTGCTTCTGTATAGCCACGGCGAGCCATATCATAGCGACTGGATGATTTAGGCTCTGTGTAATACATTCTTCCGTGCTTGTCTCTGTCCATGTCACGATCAGTGTCCCAGTCACGATACATCTCAGGAGTCATGTGCCAATAAGGCGGCTCATTGTATCCTCTTCTCATTCCGTGACCTTTCGGAGCGAATCTGCCGGACTTATAACGGTATTCGTCATAATATCTCCTGGCATCCTCTTCACCGTACTGGTCTTTGAACATTTTTAGAAGATACTTCTCTTCCTCTTTTTCATCTTCCTCAGCTTCTTCCATAGCTTTTGAGATTCTTGCATGATATTCGGCATCTGCAAGGTCTTTAATCATGTCGATGACCTGTCCCATCTCGCAAGTATTAACGTTTTCAATACCGCTAGAAAGTTCAGAACAAGCGCACTCAGAAAGCTTTTCAATCAATTCATGTATATGTTTGATATGCATACTCGTTCACCTCCTAAGCTTCTCTTGTAACAACAAGGTTCGCATTTGCCACGTTGATTTCCTGCGTACTTGTATTCTCGACAGCGATATTCACGCAGCATCCGGCCGGTACGTCAATATAGATACCAGCAGATACATTATTGTACTGGTCAACTGCTGCCGGAGTACTAATCATCTGAGAAGAAAGAACAGGCTCTCCGCTGATTGCGATAGCCAGTGAGATTGCTCCGGCTGTACCTCCGGTCGGTACTGCGATATTTGCTGAAAAATCAACAAAATAGCGCGCTCTGCACTGATTTGTGATTCCTCTAAGAGTAACGATTCCAGAACCCTCGCGATGTTTAATGCAGTTATTTCCTTGAACTGCCGTGTTTGTAAAGATAACATTTCCGTTCACTGCTACTTCTTGAGCAGAAACAGCTAAATATTCAGCCATAGTCTTTTACCTCCATAATTTAAGGGACAAACTATTTGTAGTCTGCCCCTTGTATTCGTAATACTGCTTATAGCAGACATAACATTTAAGTTAAGTTACTCATTCGTCTTGGAAAGAATATCCAAGATTTGATTTTGATTGGAAATTATCTTCTCGAGATACTCCCTGTCCTGTCTCTGCAAGGCTCTTAGCAAGTCATCATTAGACGTTTGCTTCTGATCTTGGTCGTATCCAATCATCTGCAAGATAACGGAAAAGACGTTCAACATATCAAGAAAAGAGTAGTTTCCGTTTTGATTGTTGGTCATTAACAACCACATCCATTACCGCATCCGTAATACACATTCGGGTTAGGTACCTGATATGCCGGAATTGGTGTAGGGTTTACAGCATTGATAATCTGATTTGTCTGAGCTGTCATTGCAGTAGTCAGAAGAGCATTCTGTCTATCCTGTGAAGCTGCAAGTCTCAGATCGTTGTTCTCAGCCTGTAATGTAGCGATCTTATCCTGGCAGAGGTAATCAAGGATTGCTCTTGTTCCAGCGTTCTGACTCTCAATGATGTCACGAGTGTTCGTATTCATTGTGTTCTGCAAAGCGCATGTATCCTGTGCCATGTCAAATCTTACCTGAGAAATAGCTTCTCTGTTCTGGCAGCAACAATCGGAAAGCTGTGCCTGTAATGCATTCTGACCCTGCATCAAAGCAACATTTGTTGTGTTGAATCCCTGCTGTGTCTGGTATCCCAGATTGCAGATTGCATTGTCAACTCCGTGGAATCCATTCATCAGAGCTGTGTTCTGAGCGTAAAAGCCATCACACAATCCATTGTTGATTCCGTCCAGTTTTCCAACAATGTTCTGAGTATCGAATCCCCTCTGAATGTCAGCCTGTGTAGCTACTGTTGCTGCATAACCGCCACCATTTCCGAATCCGTTACCAAATCCATTGTTTCCCCAGCCAAAAAGCAGTGCGAATACGACGATGATCCATAACCATCCCCCGTCTCCCCAACCAGCTCCATCAGCGTAACCGCCTGTTGCTGGCATGACTGGCATTGTAAAAGGTGTGTTAGTTGAGTTAAACATATTAGTTCCTCCTTAATTTTATTCATAAAGAGGTTTCTCGAGTTTCTGTGCACAAACCTCTAATATGCTATAATCCAAACTTACTTCTTATTTGATTCATAAGTTCATCAACATTTGTTCCTTGTTCTTTTCCAAGGTTCCTTGCCAACTGCTCTATTCCTTTCATGTCTCCTTTTTGAGCCATATCAAGAGCATTCTTGGCCATGGGGTTGTTCATTACTTGATTATTCCCCATCATCTGTTTTAAAAACTGCTGAGGATTTCCGAAAAGGTTAATTGGGTTCATTCTCCGTCACCATCCTTTTTGACTGTAGACCGTGTTTTCGGTTTGCTGTTGCTCATAGAGTTTTCCAGTTCATCAAGCTTCCGTCCAAGCTCGTCAAATCTCTTCATAAACGCTTCTGTCGCATCGTCAGATAGCCCTATTTTCATTTCTGATTGAGTAGACGGTAAATTGTCTGTCTGCTGATTTTGAACAGGCTTAAAGACGATTGTCTGAATAGTTCCGTTGGCAGTCCATGACTTTAAATAGATTTCTGACAAATCATTTTTTGGAAACAGCGCATAAGGAGCGTTCATTGGAACGTCACTTGCCTGTATCGTCTCTTGACCATCAACAATGTGACCAATCAGTTGTGGTTGCTGAATCTGCTGCGGGACCTGTTGTATCTGATTGTAAGCAGGCTGTTGAGCTTGCATCTGTTGAACTGGTTGCTGATATGGAGTTCCGTACCTCTGCTGATTCTGCTGCAAGTACGGATTTCCGAAATATGGATTCTCGTACATGATAGACCTCCTATCTTTCACACACATCCTCAAGTATCTCTTCTCTTGAAGCGAACGGTTTATCAGTGTAGAATCTTCTGTCAATCACATCTTCTACAACATGAACAACCGTTGACTGATATTCAAGTGGGATGCCATTGAGACGATCATCACTGAATATCTGAACAAGTATCGCATCTGAAAACATTTGACCGCCTCCTTATGGTTAAATTTTCGCATAAAAAAAGACGGTTAAACCGCCATCGCACATTATTTATTCAGTAATCAAACCGTAAATCAACCGTAAAATCGGGCAAAAACGTGGCCAATTCGGTGTTTTCTCCTATAAACAATCATCGGAATGATATTCCGTAGGAGAAAATTATTCGATATTAAATCTTATTTCTATATCATCATCCGTAATAATAATCTTTTCAATACACTCCTTGAGAATTTTATTCTTCTCTTGAGTGTCAAGTTCGTCCCATATGTCAGACATTTTTCTTATTCTTTTGATTTTCGATTCCTTATTTGAGTTTTCTCTTCGGATTTCATCCTCTAATTTTACTTTTAAGGAATTTAATCGCTTTTCTTCATCTTTTATTACTCCAAAAAGGACATCATTTCCGCTATCAGAATACAGAAGATACAATCTTTTCAACTTCTCATTCGACTTTTTTATCTCGTTCTTAACAAGTTCTTTATTTTCTGATCTGTCTGAGTTTGGCTCGACATTGATGATAAACTTCTTGAAACAGTCAGTGACTTCTTTTTCAATATATGAAGCTTTATTCCTTTTGTTATCACAGTGACTTGATTTCACCATGTTCTTTTTTGTTCCCTCTCTGGAATAACACTCAAGGATAAAGTAACTGCCCCACATTTTGTATCTCATCTTTGCGCCGCACTTTCCGCAAAAGCATAGTCCTGAAAGAATATGTTTATTGGCAAGGTAATAGTTGTTTGATCTCCGCTCTATAAGCTCTTGAGTATTCCAAAACACATCTTCATCAACAATTGGCTCGTGCAGTCCTTTGTATAGCACTCCGTTATACTCAATGTATCCAATATTAGATTTTCTCCTCAAAACATCTCTTACAACCTTTTCACATTTTATTCCGAGAATTTCGGATATGCTTCTGCAAGACATTCCGCTGTTATACATCTCAAACATTCTTCTGACGTTTTCAGCTTCGTCTTCTTTTGGATGAAGTATTCCATCGTTTCTGTCATAGTAATATCCGTATGGTTGATTCCCGCCTCCCATCCACAAGCCTTTCTTGACTCTTTCGACCATCCCGGCACGAGTTCTCATATATATGACTTCTCTTTCATACTGCCCCATAATGGCATTTACGCCGACCATTACTTTATCCATTGGTGTTTCAAATCTAAGTTCTTCTGTAACAGATTCTATCTTTACTCCGTATTTTGGAAGTGTCCGGTAAAGAAGAGTAAGTGTGTCAATCGCATCTCGGCTCATTCGGTCAAGTTTGTATACATACACCGAAGAAATTTTCCCGTCTCTTGCATCATCAAGAAGTCTCTGCATTTCTGGTCTGTCAATATTACTTCCAGAATATCCTCCGTCAACATACCACCTTTCAATTTTTGCATTATTCTTGTCAGCCAAGTCCTGAATCTTGTCCCTTTGCACGTCTAATCCGTACTTTTCTGTCTGAGCTTCTGTTGAAACTCTCATGTAAGCTACATTCATTTTCCCCATAATCAATTCTCCTTCAAAAAAGAATTGACCAAGTTTTCACCCTAAGCCAATTCTAAACCATTAGTCATTTTTAGTCAATTTCTCGGATAGAATTTTCTTAACATTTTCCATGTGAATCTCAATTTTATCAAGCTCTTCTTTTTTTACACGTTCTCCATTAACATAAACAGTTGTCATGTAATCACCTTTTTCTAAAAAATCCAAAACTTTTTTGTTAACTTTCTTCTTACGCTTTGTCACAGACGAAGTGCTTATATTTAGTTTGCTTGCAATTTCCTGATCTGATTTCTGCTGACTTGCCATAGAAATCAATACTTTTTCATCCTCTGTGAAATTGCAATTCTCAATCAAAAAATCCAACTCGCATCTATATAATTTGTGAAAACGTGTTCTCATATATCCTTCCCTCTTTCAAGGGAGTGGCTAAACCACTATGTTCCGGCTCAAGTCCACTCCCATACGTTCTATTCACTCATGTGGCAACTCGCTTAAATACTCCCCTTGTTTCTTCACAAGGTTAGCTGCTTCATATGGTTTGGTCCTGGAACGTCTAACAGCTTTTACGCTAGGTGCACTACTCGCAAGCTTTCCGTGTTTAATATCTCCACGGAACTTCATTGATTTTGATCCTTTATTCATCTTCGTTTACCTCTTCTTTCAACCATTGTTCAAATCCAGTATGTCCCTTGTCGCACATATCTTGTACAAGACATTCAGAGCATACTCCGGCAACCTTGCAGAGTTCTCTTGACAGCTCCATGTCGGACATTGATCGGATTTTATCTCCGTTTGTCATAATAATCGCTCCTCTCACAATTAATGCTTTTTCGGATTTGCTTTAATCTCTGCTGGACATCTTCTTCTGTCTGTACTTCTTTTCACTGTTCATCACTCCATTAACTCAAATCTGTATTTCTGCTTCACATCTGGATATTTCACGTGGTCAACCTCGCTCACGAACATTCCATAAGGTCTACTCCAAATAGCTCCATCCTCACATTCGTAGACTACATAGAACTGCCCTGGTGATTCTGTGTCCTGGCTGATATGTAGAACTTTAACTGTATGTCCTTTGAAATGCTTGTAGATCTGTCCTGCAATAACATTTCTATCATTATCTACTGGAACTTTTCTCTTGAAGTATTTCTCGCAATCCGCAAGGTCGCAATTATCATAGTTAAGTGGGCTTTCATCATCCCACTCTCCTATATCCGCTTCTTCTATGTGGACATGCTGATGTATCATACCATCAAGAGCATAATTAATACCGCTTTCTATTTCGCCTAATCTATGAAAATTGTCCGTATCAATCATATATCCGCTTACTTTAAATATCTTTGCCATTGCTATTCTCCTTATCTTCTAATATAATCTTCTCCTAAAACCACGCCCAAAGAAACGCAAGTGCAATCACAATTGCATGAAAGCATTTCCATAATACCCACGCAAGTTCACTTTTTTCGTCCCGGCGATTATTAATCATCCACATCCATATCGCACTATAACCGATTATCCCAACCACAATGCTTGCGATTCTCAAGCCTAGCTTAATCTGTTCCATGCACATCCTCCTCTTCTAGCAGTTCAGGATTGTCATAGTCTGTCTCCTATGCCAAGAAAGAACAACCTATAATTATGATGCAGATTATTACTGCCACCACAAAGGGTATATTAATTTTCGTTCCGTGTAACCCATGTTCCCAAAACATATCTTCTAACCCATATGCCAACGCAAGAACAAGACCACAAAATGCATATTCTTTAATCAATCCCATATTCCTCAACCACCTCCAACTTTTTCAGATCCTCGATAAGCCACGGTTCGGAGTCTGACCATTTGACCATTGGAAAATCTGCACTAAAATAAAAATCTAGATTGAAAAATTCGCCCGTTTGTGGCATCCAAGCTCCGCGTTCTTTGCACGGCTTCGCACTGTATGCGTACAACTCCCCGGCGCCATCTCTTGTGATATACTTAATTTTACCGTTAAGATACTCCAAAAACGCTCTATCCGCTTTGCTAATAACTGGGCTCTCGATATACTCAGATTCTGCCCATTTTTGTATAACTTCACTGCATCTACCAGTACCGGAGAAACAACAACCATTACACTCTAACTTAGTGCATCCTGTTAAACGCTTGTCAGCTTTTCTCATTGCTAATTTATCACCACTACACGCAATATCTAAAATCTCTTTTGAATATTTTTCCCTGTTCGTCATTTCTTTATCTCTCCTATTCCTAGTACACTCATCACAGTCTCCATTTGCAGCTCCGAAACAGCCGTAACAAGCATTTGTCTGCTCTTTATTTTCCATTTTTTTCTCCTTCATCTTCGAATCTCTTCGCTTTTATCTCAATGAATTTATTTGCATTTCTTCGAAGATTTTCTCATAACCTATCTGTTGATCGAGTTCTCTCAGATGCTCAACACGATTATTCCATATCTCAATAGCTTCCTCTTTGGAATTCGCTCCGTGTACCGCATAGCAATCTTTCTCGGACGTATCTATTGTTGTTCCGTGTATTCCATCGTAGTGGCAGTATCTCGGACAGCCAGCCGACCATCCGAAATAAAATCCGTCTACCACATCTCTTGAAAGATATGCTTTCGTTCCACATCTAGGACATGGTTTTAATTCTTCCATTAATTACTCTCCTTATACGGTTTCGGTAACGGCATCCAGGCATTCACAAAAAATCCATAGCTTGAATATGATTTTTCATCATCTCCCGGATAGAACGTACCACCCTCGTCATTTTCTTCATATCGCGCGATATCCGGCATTGTGGAGTTTTCAAACGATACCAGTATGTAGCTTTCATCTTCGGGAAGTCTCTCACTTACTGGAATCCACTTCTGACTTTGCAGTGCAATAGCAATTTTCGCAAGTTCGATAGCATCAAGCCATTCTCCACATTTTTCTTTTTCCTCAAACTCCGCTAACTTCTCAATAGCTTCTGACAGCTTATTCTTGTCCTTAATCACTGCTTTCCCACAGTGGTATGTTGTTAATCTCATTCCCTCACCTCTTCCAGCAAGCCATTCACAACCAATTCACACTCAATCTCGGTTGCTGTCCGCTTGTCACTGAATTTACAGTTTGGATTCTTGTGTATCCTTGCATCCTTTATCGGCCATTCAGATTCCGTAAAATGCTTACTGTCCACAAACATCACTCTGTGTCCGTTCTTCACGCAGAGATAGTAACTCTCTGCGCTTTTCGGAAGTCCTCGGCAAGGCTTGAATCCGAATCTCACAAACTCACTTGCCTTTACTACTGGTTTTAGTCTCATTTCTGTTCCCTCTTTCATACTTGTTACACACCTCTGGATTACAACCACGCTCGTTTCCGGTATGTATGATATAGTCGCAACCACTTCTTGCACCGGAAGCACGGTATTTACAAGTTCTGCACAAATGCCTGTCTCCATTGAAGCATTTCTTTTCCCTCTCAGCTTTCTTAAGCTTTCCACCGTATATTCCAACAGTTACAGGATGGATTCCAGTCTCTTCCGAAATCTGCTTATATGTCTTTCCCTCTTTCATCATCTTTTTGATGATTGCTTTCTTTTCGCTTGGCTCTTTCATTTCTTCCTCGCTCTCTAAATCTCATCATCTGCTGGAAACCGGAATACCTTCGGATGGTCAAGCATGAAATTACCTTTTGTAAAAAAGCCTTGATATTTTTCTCTGCACATTTCCATAGCATTGATTGCTTTCTCTTCAGTGTGATATTTCCCGATCAGATATTGTTTTCCGTCATTTCTTGCAGTAACAAGCACTCCTTCCACGCAGAGCATTATTCTATTATACGGCAAGTCTATTTGACCATCCTGACTAATGATTCTCATAACTAACTCCACCTTTCGTATCCCATGCGCAAATGTCGAAATCCTCAGGGCATACATTTGCCTTTATTGCTCTTTCGCACATCTCCATTTTCAATTTCCTATCATCCTCAATGTCTTTGATAAAACCGAGTTTCCTCAGGATTTTATGAATCAGTGATTCTTTCTTCATCTTTAACCTCTTTTTTAACCAATAGTTATGACCGCCGGATTTACAACACCGTCACCGTCATATCCATACTCTTTGTTGTGCCATTTTCTTAGACATTCTCCGTATTCCCAGCATTGAGAAAGAATACTGACAGCTACTCCGTACATAAATCCTGTAATTCCCTCTTCATCCGCTTCATGGCTCAGTTGCTCTGCATTATCAACAATAACTTTCATTTCATCGTCTTCTGATGCTTTTATCTTCTCTTCCATCATTCCAGCCCATCTTTCAGCATATGTAAAACACGCTCTACCGTATGGATCACTGTTTTTTTCATACCAGTCTTTATATTCCTGTTCTTTACCTTTTACAATTTTCATCTTCTCGAAAGGAGCCGATATATCTTTCCCCGGCCGGAGCTCCGTACTCCTTTCTGTAATTTACATAGTTTCTAATAGTACGGTTTCAAGTTCCAAAGTACCATCCGCTTCTATCCATGCGATAGCCAGAAAATCATTGTCGTAGGCACACGAAGAAAAACCATCTTCAAATCCAATCTCGAACTGTATTCCTTTTTCTTCCAATGCAGATTTAATTTCTTCGTCCATTTCAAAATCATTTCCATCTTCATCTTCACGGTATCTCGAATAGTATTCGTCACTTTCTCGATAATACTTTTCAATAATTTCTTCTATTAATTTTCTAATCATCACTTCACCTCATTCGCAAGCTGAAATCCCATTCTCGCTGCATTTCTAAGGTTGTCCTTAATCAGCGACTTATTTGGCTGTCTGTTGGAACACAACCATTGTATGTCTCGGTCATCCTCCCAGTCTTTGGCATTCCATTCGTCCAAATACTCACACTCAGCTTTCGCCACCTGTAAGCACTGAATCATGTAATCTATCTTTTCTCCTGTGTTCATCATTGCTTCACCTCGTATCTAAATTCCATAAGCGAGAAGAATTTCCCATCGTGATTTTCACAGTAGTTTTTCAGCACATCCATGCAAGAATCACTATTTCCAATTTCTTCTTCATGCACGACTTTTCTTTCCTCATCCACTACGAGGCAATAAATTTTCTGTGTAACCTCAACCTCTTTCTTCTCATGGTCTTTCTTCCACTGTTTGAGGATTTCAACAACTTGTTCAGGGTATTTTTCTAAAAATTTATTGCAGTAAATATCTTCACCATTATTAGCTCTACTGAACTTACATTCAGAACATGAAATACTTTCACACATTTCGCACTTAAACCTAATTGCTTCTTCCGCTGTCAGTTCTTCCTCTGCCAAGCCTTCAAACATTTCGTCTGTCCACTTATAGTCATCTTCTACAACTTTGTAGTAACCATCATGAACGGATTTAATCGTTACAATTTTTTCCTTTAACATTTCATAAGTTGCACATAAAACACCATACATCACCGCAGTTTCCAAGTCTCTCCTAACTCTTACCTTGTCTCCAACTTTATATCTCATTACACTTCTCCTCATTAACAACTTTTCCGTCAACCATCGTGTACCATGTATCTTCTTTGATTGTTTCTCCGTCAACACGAACCATCACAGCATCTTTGAGTTCCCACATATCTTCTTTATAATAGTTATCTAATTCTTTTCCTTTACACTTCCAGTCTGCAAGGACAAGGAACGAGCCTTTCACGCCTTTTGCTTTTCCTTTATATCCCCAAGCCACAGCGACAGAGTTAGGGATTTCTGCTGAGGATGCTCCTTTGTATCCTGTCGCTGAGGATGCTCCGCAGTTTCCTGTCGCTGAGGATGCTCCGTAGTCTCCTGTCGCTGAGGATGCTCCTTTGTATCCTGTCGCTGAGGATGCTCCGTAGTCTCCTGTCGCTGAGGATGCTCCGTAGTCT